TCACTTATCCCCAGATGGTTTTTCCGACTGTTTTTCTGGGGCCGTTCTCGCGGCGTTCGCGTCGAGCCGTCTGATTCGATCCAGAAGGATTTCGTCGCGCTTCACATAGCGGTCGATCAGCCGCTCGACCTGGTCTTCGGACCAGGCCAGAATTTCGGCGATTTCGCGGATGGTGATGCCGCCAACATAAAGCCTGGTAGCGGCAGTCCCTCGAAGGTCGTGGAAGTGCAGATTGAGGCCGGCCCGCTTCATCGCCTTCTGCCAGCTCGATGTGAAGCCTGATCGCCACGGAAGGCCATCGGTATTGGTCAGAACCGTGGTCGCGCGCTTCGGGATCGCCGCCAGAAGCTCGCGCAGCTCGCCGTGCAGTGGGATCAACGCGGCGCGGCGGCCGCGGCTCTTACCGGTCCTGATCTCGATCGCCAGCGGTGCGACATGCGACCATGACAGCTTCAGCAGGTCGCTGAGCCGCAGGCCCGTCAGGGCGCCCAATCGCGCGGCCTGATAGATCTCTGGCGAGGACGCCGCCTTCAGGCGCTCAAAATCCGCCGCCATCCAGATGATCTCTGAGCGGTCGACCTCGTAAATCTGGGCGATGCCCTTGCAGGGGTTGACCAGGATCAACCCTTTGGCGGCGGCGAAGCTCATGAGGCGGGATAGCACCTGCATCCCCATGTCGGCCGCGCGCGGTGTCTTGGCCCATTCGTCCCGCCAATCCGTGATCTCGGGTCGGATGGTGGCCCGGTCGAATTGCTTGATCGACAGCGGGCCGAAGCGATCATTGATTCGCCCAAGCCAGCGATCCCACTCGATCTTTGTGCGAGGGGCGAGCTTGTCCCAATCGCGGCTGCCCCTGTAGCTGACGATCAGATCGGAGACGCGGCGGCCGTCGGTCTTGCGACGCGAGGACAGGGCGGACTCCAGCTCGGCCACGAATTCATCGCTGCCCGGCGCGGCGTGCAGGCGCGGGGCGCCCTTGCCCTTCCATGCGTAATAGTAGGTCTTCCCCCGCGCGACGACCTTGTAGACCGATTTCAGGTCAACCTTTGCCACGGCTCCGCTTCCACTCCGACAGCTCGCGATCCAGATCGTCATCCTCACGCGCGCTGGCGGTGGAGGCAACGCCCATGCGGCCATCCAACATCCGGTCGAGCGCGAAGCGATCCCATGTCTTGCGCCGACCGCGCTCCAGCGGTTGAGGCCACTGGCCGGCGGCAACCTCGCGGTCGAAGGTCCCGGCCGATACGCCAAGGTAGGCGGCGGCCTGTTCGCGCGACAGCATCCTTGGCCAGCCGGGCAGCCGCCCGATATCTTCGATGCGGGCGACCATCAGGTTCCCGTCGCCTCTGTGACCAGCTCTTCGCGCACGTTGGCGAAGGCCAGGCGCCGCGCCATCTCGGGCGGCACGCTGTTGCCGATGAGATGATACTTCTCGGTTTTCGTCAGCTTTCGCGCGATCCAGTTGCCCTTCTTGTCCCGTATGCGGATCGGCAGGTTCAGGCTGGCCGGGTCGAAGCCATGGGCGCGGGCACATTCCTCCGGCTCCAGCATCCTCATGCCGATGTCGGTCAGGGCATATTCGCTGCCCGCGATGCTTATGGTCACGGCGGCGTGGCGCATTTTCGTCGTCACGGTACCGAGGGGTTCGTCCGCCGCGCGGCAACTCTCGCCCACGCTGTAATATTGGGCGAGAAAGGCGGCGACGAGGGCAACATGGCTGCCGCCCGCGGTCACGGTCGGCATGGGATCGGCGATGTCTCGCCCGTCCTTCGATGTGCCGCGAAGGGTCGCGAGGCTACAGGCGACAACCGCCTTCTGCGTCGCGGCCGTGGTCGAGGTCGACATGGGTTCGTCCGCCGGGCGACCGATGACGCCGGTGTTGTGCTGGGCGAGGAAAGCGGCGACCAGCCCCATCGGTACGCTGCCGCCCGGGCGCTTCTCGAAGCTGTTCGCGGTCACGGTCGCCAGCGGTTCGGACAGATCGTGCCCGATGGCGCCATTGCGAAACTTGGTGACATGCGGCGCCACCAGCGCGATTTCCCCGCGATTGGCGCTCGTCACCGTGCGCAGGGGATCGGCGATGTCGTGTGTACGATCCCCGCCGTGATGGGTCACATGGAGCAGGAACGGGCGTTTTGCCTTGACGACATAGCGCATGGTGCCGACGGCGATCCGGCGATGCGTCGCGGGGGCCAGTTGCTTTGCCCGCTCGAAGATCGACGGGCAGGGAATCGACCAGTCGATGCAGGTGTGGGCGCCGATCCAGGGTCGCAGGCGCAGGGCCTTCGCCTTCTCGCGCGGTGCATGGGTGCGCGCCGGCCAGCGGGGCGGTCGCCCGCCTATGGTCATCACGGCCCAGAAGCGTTTGCGGATGGTCGGAATGCCGTGATCGGCGCAAATCTCCTCGCGGAACTCGATGGTATAGCCGAGACCCCGCAGGTGCCGAAGCCACCGCCCGAAGGTCTTGCCTCGCCGGCGAGGGTCGGGCACCAGCTGCTGTTCCGCGACAGGAACCCGTTCGCCCGGGGCGGCCACACTGCCGTCGAGACGGATCACCCTGCCGGTGGCCGGATCGCGCTTGGCGATCAGCGGCCCCCAGGTCTGCAGCTCCGGTACATTTTCGGTGAAGATGGTCTCGGGGGCCGTCATGCCGGCCCAGCGGCAGACGATCCACGGCAGGCTTCGCACCCGCCGCGACACCGGCGCGCCGCCCTTGGCCCGGCTGAAATGCCGGCAGTCGGGCGATGCCCAGAGGATGCGTACCGGCCGTCCGCCGGTCGCCGCGCGCGGACAGACTTCGAAGACATCCGATTGCAGATGCCGCGTGTGTGGGTGGCGGGCCTGATGCGCGGCGACCGCGACGGCATCGTGATTGATCGCCAGATGCACGGGGAAGCCCGCCGCCTCCAGTCCGTCGCAGGCACCGCCCATGCCGGCGAAGAGCACGACGGTCATCCGCTGGTCGAGCAGCCAGGCGGGCGCGGGCGATAGCTTTCCGTGCATGATGGCTCCCCCTAGAACGGAATTTCGTCGTCGAGGTCGTAGCCCCGGCCGGATGCGCCGCCGCCCGGCCCGGCGCCGGGCGCGCTGTTCTCCCTCGGCGCGGAACGGCCGGTGTCGTCGCCGGTCTTGCCGTCGAGAAGCGTCAGCTCGCCCCGGAAGCGCTGCAGCACGACTTCGGTCGTGTAGCGCTCCTGGCCCTGCTGGTCGGTCCACTTGCGGGTTTGCAGCGCGCCTTCGACATAGACCTTGCTGCCCTTCCGCAGGTAATCGCGCGCGACCTTGGCCAGCGCCTCGTTGAAGATGACCACGCGGTGCCACTCGGTGCGTTCCTTGCGCTCGCCGGTCGCCTTGTCCTTCCAGCTTTCGGAGGTCGCGAGCGACAGGTTGACGATCAGGTCGCCGCCCTGGCTGTTCCGGCTTTCCGGATCGCGGCCGAGATGGCCGATCAGGATCGCCTTGTTGACGCTGCCGGCCATGTCAGCGGACCTCCCCGCCGACAAGGGCGCCGATGACTTCGCGGGAAACCCGATGCCAGAGGTCGTCCGGAACCTCCGGCCCCCACGCCCTGGTGAATTCCGCCCTGGCGGCGGCGGCGGCGCGGTCGAGCGCGGTATCGGACAGGATGGGATCGGTGGCATCCCCTTTTTCCATGGCGGCGAGGGTGGCACCTTGGTCGCTGTAGCGCTCGAGCGCCTTGGCGGCGCGGGCGGCGGCGGGGCCGTCGCTCTGGTCGATCGCGCGGCGGAGCTCGATCAGCGCGGTGAAATAGCGGCGGGCGATGCCGGCCCAGACTTCATCGCGCGCGGTGACGCGCAGGGTGATATCGGTCATTTCGTTTCCTTCCAGTCGCCGTCGAGCCGGAACACGGCAGATGCGTCGAGCGCGCGGTCGAGGATGATCACGGCGGTGGCATGGGTTTTCGTGGGGGCGGCGGCATGGGTTATGACCAGCCCGACTTCATGGCCGAAGGCGGCCCCGGGCAGGCGGTCGTCGGGGGTCCATGCCGCGGCCTCGGTCTCGGTGATCTCGGTGGCGAGGCCTTCGTCGTCCTCGTCGTATTCCGGGCGGGGCGGGGCGCCGGCATCGGGTTTGATGAGCGTGGTCAGGTCTGCCGGGCCGGCGGGGTCGCGCGGGGTTTCGGCGGGGCCGGCGATTTCGGGCGCCTTGGGGGCTGGTGGCGGCGTCCAGCCGGCGGGCTGTTCTTCCGCCTCCTCGCCGGTCGGGCCGGCCATCTCGCTGGTCAGGGCTTCGAGGGCGGCCCTGGTCTCCTTCTCGGTCCAGCCGATCAGGGACGGGTGGCGACCGATGAAGGCGATCTGGATATCGGGGCCGAAGCCCTGCAGCGTCTCGGCATGGGCAAGGCTCATATGCCCCTCGCGGAACACATCGCGTGCCAGATCGCAGAGGCGGCGGGTCAGCGCCATGCGCGATTGCACCAGCCGCTGGGTGAGGCCGATGCGGCCCGCGATATCGGCGGTCGAAAGGCCGGCGGTGACGAGGCGGCCGAAGGCCTCGCCCTCGTCGAGGGGGTGCATGTCGGCCCGGGCCAGATTGGCGGCGAGCTGGCGGATCAGGATATCCGTGTCATCGGCCGGGGCCGTGATCACCACGGGGATCGGGGTGTCCTCGTGCACGACGAGGATATCGCCATCGCCCGCCTGCCCCTCCAGCTGGCGCAGGGCCAGCAGGCGGCGATGACCGTCGACCACCATGTAGTCGCCGGGCCTGTCCGGCAGCGGGCGGACGATGAGGGGGACCAGCAGACCGGCCGTCGCGATCGACTCGGCAAGGTCGTTCAGCGTCTCGTCGATCGCGGTCTGGCGCGGATTGTTGGGGTCCTCGACCAGCCGATTCAGGGGGACGGTCATCGGCCCGGGTCCGGGGCTGGCGGCGATGCCGAGAATGTCGGCAAGGCTGGTATCCGCGGCCTCGGCAAGGCGGCTGAGCTGGTCGAGGGCCATGGTCGCGCTCTTGCCGGTCAGGAATTTCGACAGGGCGCCATTGTCGCAAGCGGCGGCTTCGGCATGGGCGCGCAGCGACAGGCCGGCCCGGTCTTGCGCGGCCTGGAGGCGGGCGCGGATGGCGTCCCAATCCATGGTGGTCGGCGCGATCATGACAGCACCCACGCGAAGGTGATCAGCGCGCCGATGAAACCGGCCATGATGCCGCCGAAAAAGTGATCGCCGGCAGCCAGCCAACTGGCGGTGACGAACTGGCGAACGGCGTTCGCGAGGGGGCGGACGCGGTGGCGAGGGGGCTTACGCATCGGCGGTCTCCTCGCCTTTCGCCGGCAGCGCGGCGCGGCGGGCCTGTTCGGCCGCGAGGGCTTCCTGCGCCTCGGGCAACGACCGCCCGACGAAGTTCCATTCGTCGTCATCATCCACGTCGGGCGCGGGCGGCAGAGTGACATGGAAGGTTCGGTCGACGATGGCGAGGTGCTCGACTTCGGCGATGTCGCCATCGTCGCGACACTCCACAATGTCGCAAGGCGATTCGTAGCCGACCTCCCGATCATCGGCATCCCAATAACAGGTCACCTGTGGGCGGAAGACGATCCGCCGCAGCGTGGTCATATCCGTCGCATCGCCCCGGTGAAGGCCGGCAAGGATTTCCCAGCCTCGCAGCTCGTCGTCGCTGGCGCGGTTGGCCCCCCAGTGGTGCAAGTCCGTCCAGTCCGCATTATTATCGGGCAGGGCCTCCATGGTGACGGCGGACTGGTCGAACGACAGGGCGGCGGCGACGAGATTGGCGACGAGGGTAACCATCGGCCCGGTCAGGGTGATGGTGTCGGGGCAGGGCAATGGGGTGCCCCGGTGCAGGGCGGCGAGGTCCTGCAGGGCATTCACCTCCGCTTCCTGCGCGCGGTTGTAATCGCTGACATCGCGTTCCGACCATTCCGCCGCGCGGGTCTCGCGCAGGCGGTCGAAGGTGACCCGGGATTCCGCGATCGCCGCGGCATTGGCCAGCCAGCGCAGGGGATCGGTCGGCGACAGGCCGCCGGTGCTGAGGGTGATCATGGCTTTCCTCCCTGGATGATGCCGAGGCGGGCGGGGCTTCGGGTGACGAGATCGGCCACGCTGGGGCGGGCCGGTGGCGCCACCTCGGTCAGGGCCTCGCCGAAGCGATAGATGGTGACGCCACCGGTCACCGGTGACAGTTCGTGCTGCCAGCCGGCAAGGGTGCTGCGGCGGGTCGACAGGACGCGGTAGACGATGGTGCCGCCAGCGGTGACCAGCGTGCCGGGGGAATAGCGGCGGGGCGCGATCATCGCTCACGCCTCCGCCGGCAGGGCCTGGCGGCCGATGCGGCGGCGCAGGATCGCCCGGGCCTTGTCGCCGTGTTCCGCGATTTCGGCGGCGGTCCAGCCGGCGCGCGACAGGTCGGTGCCGAGGACATCGCCCTTGCGCTCATAGGCGGCCAGCATGTCGTCGGCCATGCGCTCGGGCGCCGGCCGGGTGTCGGGCTTGGGGGCAGGGGGCGGGGCGGTGAGGCGACCCATGATCGGGGTGCCGTCGGGCAGGCGCCCGCAGGGGACGATGGTCATGATGTTCCTTTCGGGCAAAAGGGAAGGGATCGCGCGGGAGGGCGAAGGGCAGCCCTCCCGCGCTGCGCCGCCGGGGCGAGGGGGCAGGGGCCCGGCGGAATGGGGGGCGGTCATGCCGCGCTATCCGTCGCGGCGGTTTCGGCAAGGCCGGCCCAGGCGGGCACGACGGTCGTGCCCTTGGCCTGCATGGGCATGATCAGGCCGAACCAGGCGTTGCTTTCCGGCGAAACGACGATGGGGCCTTCTTCGCTGCTGGGCGAGAGGCGAAGCGGGCCGCGGTCGGGCACGCCAAGCAGCTGATCCGCCTTCCCGAAGCGGGCCATAAGCGCCGGGTTGAAGGGCGGAAGGCGCGGATGTCCGCCGCTGACGTGCTTCACCACGCGCCGCCAGTCGGGAAAGGGGCCGTCGATGGCCGGAGCCCAGCCGAAAAACACCGTGTCCTCGCGCGGGGCGCGGATTTCGTCCTCATGGACCGGAAGGCCAGGGTCAGTGCCCGGGTCTTCCGCGATGACATGCAGGTTATTGCCGAAGAAATACGCGGTCGGCGACTTTCCATCGCGTCTGCGCAAGGCGCAGGCCTTGATCGCTGCCGGCGGCAGCGAACAGTTGGCGGGCGCGTTGGCGTAACCTGCCAGATCGCGGATGACGGTCATGGTGGCGCCATCGGTCGCGACGACGAGGGCGCCGCCGTCCGGGCAGGGCTCGATGCCGACGCCGTTCAGATAGTAGCGGGTCGCTTCCCGGCTGCTGAACAGGCTTGCTGCGGCGAGGGCGGCGCCGCTGACCCGGATGGCGCGGGAGGGGGGATTATCCATGATCAGTCCTCCGAAGGCTGGGGGTTAAAGTAAACGGAATTCGCATCGGGGTCGGGGTCGCGCGGTATGGCGAAGGGCAGCCCTCCCGCGCTGGCTGCCGGCGGCGAGGGGGCAGGGTGACGCCGGCAGATCGGATGAGGGGGCGGTGCGACCAGAAGGGTTGCATGGGGGCGCGAAACGCGCTCACATCGCGGGTGGCAGGAACGGGGTGAGCGCCCCGCCCCTGCCGTTTCACAAGCCATGAAGGACGAAGCACATGACCCGTGAAAAACTGTTCGAGCTGGCGGCGCTGGACTGCCTGCAGAAAACGACAGTCCGCAGCGATCCGGAGTTTCCCGACCGGAAGATCGACGAGGCTATGGCTCGCGCTATTCGCCGCAATTACCAGATCCTGCTGGCGGCGTGGCGGGCGGTCGGCGGCGATGCCGAGGGGCTGGATATGCCGCATCAGGGCTGATCCTCGCCCGCGATCTCGCCGCCAAGGACATAGGGCGTGATCCGCCGCCAGCTCTTGAGGGCGGGGATGGGAACCCGCCCATCGGCGAAGATGCCGGCGCGGATGCGATGTTCCAGATTGGCCATCAGTTCCTCGGCGGCTTCCGGCTCGCGGGCGGCGAACGCCGCGAAGCGTTCGGCCGGCGTGCGGCGGGGCGCGTCGACGGTCTCGCGAACGGCGTTCGCGTCGGTGGAGGCTGAGGGGCCGGCCATGTCAGTTGCCCTCCGACTTGATCGACTCGCTCGATCCATGCCCAATCAGGTTGCCCGGAGCGGGTCGCCACCTGCCCCGGGCTTTTCCACACGCCATGCAGGGGAGAAGAGGGAGCATGACCGGGAAACGGAAATTGACGGATCGCGAGGTCGAGCGCGCCTTGATGGCCGCCGAACAGAATTTCGCCACTGTCGGCGCCCGCCTCGAAGAGGCCGAGCGGTTGCTGAAATTTGCGCTCGAGGGAGTCACGACGCAGTCGGCGCAGATTCTGGCCCTGCAAGAACTGGTCGCCGAACTGGTCGCGCTGACAGGCGCCAAGATCGACTTCGATCGCGTCGAGCGGAGGATGCGCTCCAGCTTCAACGGAACAAGCGAGGTCGACCTTCTCGGCCAGGCCAACTGCACGGAATGCCTCGCGACGCTGAAGGTCACGATCGGTACAAGGCTGGCCGAAGGCTGATCGCGAACAGTGATGGTTCGTGCCTCGCCCGCCGCGTCGATATAGGCCGCGATTTTCGGGGCGGCCATGTCAGCGGCTCCCTTTCAGCGGGGCCGCTGCCGGGGCCGGCAGTTCGATGGATGCGGGGTCGGCGGGCGGGTGATCGGTCGGGGTCGGCATTGGTGGCTCCCATCAGCGGGTGATGGGGAAACAATACAATTGGTATCGTTGACGTCAATACAAAAAGTATCGACCGCTGACCCGGCGGGCGCTGTATTTTTGTTGTGCATCGGGGGGATTGGCCATGAGCGTTTGGTGGTGGGCAGCGGCAGCCGCTGCGGTGGTTGTGATCGGGGCAATATTTCACTCGCCCCGAGACCGCTATGCGGGGGTGAGGGCGTCTGATGATCGGCAAGATGCCGAGGCGACCGTCGGTGAAGCGGATGATGCCGAGCGGTCGTTTCTTCTCGACGTTGTCGGCGAGACCATGCGAAATGTGGATGGGTCGTCGCGCCAGCAAATATTGACGCGCTGCCGGGCCGGTGATCCGGTCGAGCTGAGGCCGGAGCCGACAAATCCGCACGATTCCAATGCGGTGGCGGTTTATGTTTCGGGCCGACAGGTCGGCTATGTTTCTCGTCAGAAAGCGCCGCGAATTCTTCGCGATATAGAATGTTCCAGAATAATATTCGTATCTGTTTACAAAGTTTCCGGCGGAACTAAAGAAAAGCCCTCTCGCGGCATTGTGCTTTATGTTGCCGTAAGGGCATAAGTCATAAACTATTCAATATTTCTACCAACCCATAATACTCGTCCCCAGACCAATATGTCATCGTCGCGAACATCGGGTATTTCCGGGTAGTCGGAAGAATTGGAACTCCGAATTATCAATCGCCTGTTGCGTGGGTCTCGGCGGATATTCTTTACCATTGCCTCGTCGCCGTCTCGGTAAGAAATGGCGTACATGCCGTCGCGGCGAATCTCCGTCACTGACATATCTATGAGTACAGTATCGCCTGATCTCAAGTCCGGCTCCATGCTATTACCCTGGACGCGCAGGATACCGATCTTATCCAGACTTGCCGATGTGCGGCTGCGCAGCCAATCGAGGCGGAATGCCAGCTTGTGATCGACGATGATCTGTTGTCCGTTGACTGCGCCGTGGCCCGCCGAAAGCGTGGCGTCATAGACGTTGACGAGGGCAAAACCCATGCGCTCGAACGCGCTGGTATCGTCATCCTCGATCATCTCGGGGTTGCCGTCCGTTGGACTGGTGGCGCCGTCCGCTGCCCCGTCGCCGCTAAAAAGCCATACCCAGTCGCAATGCAGCAGCGGCGCGTATTTTTGCGCGGCCTCTGCGGTGAGTGGCCGCGTGCCGTTTTCGTGGTGCCGATACCCCCCTTCCTCGATGCCCGCCGCGCGCGCGAAGGCTCCGGCTGAGGCGTAGCCAGCCGCGCGCCGTGCCTGGCGCAATCTCGGATGTGGGGGGTATTTAGGGTTTTTGGGCGCGGACATAGCCGTTACAGGGTGTATCTCCCGGCGCGGCGAATGCACGCTACAAAACGTATTGACTTAAACAATACCGATTGTATCGTTGCGGGCATGGAAAGCGTCGCCTCGATCATTGCCCTATGGCCATCGGCCGAAGAGTTTGCCCGCGACCTTGGCGTTCCGGGCGTCACCGTCAGGCAGTGGCGGCGGCGCGGTGCGGTTCCGCCGCGCCATTGGAATGGCATCGTCCGCGCCGCCAATCTGAGAGGCTTGCCCGGCATCACGATCCAGTGTCTGGCCGACATCGCCGCCGCTGCGCCATCGCCCGCCGCGGAAGCCTCGAGCCCGGAGGCGGCGGCGTGAAGACCCTCGATCATCCCGAAATGGACGTCGGGCTCTTCGACTCCGACGAGGGCTCGTTGCCCTGGATGGCGGTTCGGTGGGCGGTGCATGCCGCCGCGTCGAAGGCGTATTACCGGGCGCCCAAGCCCGAGCGGCGGCGCGCGTACCGCATGATGCGGCGCTGGAATAACCGCGCGGGGGCATGGGCGCCGATCAGCGAGGTGGAAATTCAGGGGCTGGCGGCGGGCCTTGGATGCCGGGTGGAGATTCGGTTCATCCCGCTTTCGGAGGGCGGGGATGACCGTAAACCGTGACGTCGACCGCAAGGCGGGCATGGGGGCGGCGGCATGAAGGGTCTCTCCCTGCTCGATGTCGGCGAGCTTGCCCGGGGTGAAATAGATACTCCGGTTCGGGCGGCGCTCATGACCGCCGTATTGGCGGCGGCACGATCCTATCGCCTCTCGCATCGGGGGTGTCTCCGGTTCCCCCGCCGTATCCGCCGGGCCTTGGCCCGCCTCGATATGAGCGCGCCGCTGACGGAATGCGAGATCGAGGGGATCGCCGGCCTTTGCGGATGCCGGGTCGAGCTGCGGCTTGTGCCGGTTAGTCCGATGGATCGGGGCGGTATCGGGGATGTGTGAGTTTTTCCGACAGCCGCGCAAGACCTTATCGCCGGCCGTCACGGCCATATCCGGGCGGGGCGTTGGCGCGCCCCGGACCGGCCCTGTTTGCAACGCATTGGGTTTCTTCGGTCACCGTGACCTCCTTTCTTCCGCGTCCAGAGATCGCACGGAGTTTGGAGCCGATGTCCGAAAAGTTGTCGCCAAATGGCGAAAAATTGGAGCGGAAAGCCGAAATGACTGATGTGACCGTTCACCCCGCGGACAGGGTCAGGGGCGAGGTCCGGGAGGCCGCGCGCGTGATCGTGCGGGCGAGCGGGCTTGCGCTGAAGTCGGCATTTCCCGCGCTGGGGCGGCAGGTGGGGGTCAGCCCGTCGCGGGTGAAGGACCTCTATTACGGGGCGGCGGCGACCATCCATGCGTGGGAAGCGGATGAAATCCGCCGCCTCCGCGCGCGGATCGACGAGATCGAGGCGCGGCGCCGGGCGGGTGAAGACCGTGCCCGCGAGATTCTGGGGGGATGATGACGACACTCGGCCGGCTCTGGCACTTCGCGGCGACGCTGTGGCACGGCCACTGGTCGGCCTGGCACGATGCGCGTTACGCCGTGCACGCGGCGGCGCAGCGCCGGCACGAGGCAGCCTGGCGGCGCCTGCGGGGCGAAGCGGCCGGGCGCGACCGGGAGGGCCGGGTATGAGCGCGGTGGCGGCGGACGGGGTGCTGGCGGCGCTGGCCGCGGTGCAGTTGATGGCCGATGTGGATCGTGTCCGGCTGGCGCGATTGCTGCGGCTGGACCTGCCGGTGAGACAGGGGCGCGGGGCGCCCGACGAGGTCCGCCCCGAGGGGCGCGACGCTGCCCGCATGGGCGTTTCCTCCCAGCCTTCGCCGCCCCGGATCGCCGGGGCGGCGGCTTTTTCGGTGGGGTGACGGTGATGGCGGGCAAGATCGACGAGGGCATGATCGCGTCCGTGCTGGCGCAGCTCGAGGCTTGCGCCGCGCGGGGCGAGGCTTGCCCGACGAATGAGGTTCTGTGCGCGCGGTATGGCCTGCACGCCCCCCAATATGGCTCGCGCCTTATCAGGGCTCTGGAGCGGCGCGGCTTGATCCTGGTCGAGCGAGGGGCAAAGACGCGGGTCGTGACCATCCTTGCCAGCGGGGCAAGGACCGCCGGAGCGGTGATCGGCCGCCGCATTCCGCGCGGTCAGGGCACCGGATATCGGGAGCCACGGCCCAAGGCGGCCAAGGAGGTAGCGGCGCCTGCGGCGCGCGCGAAAACACCGAAGGCCGTCGTGGCGGCGCCGATGCCGAATGCCCAGCCCACGCCGCGCCCGCCCACGCCGCGCGGGGAGGCCTGGGCTCCCCCGCTGCGGGATCATGGCGGCGGCTGCCGTTTCATCGACGGGCAGCCGGGGCGGACGGGCTGGACCTGGTGCGGCGCGCCGCGCCTCGACGGCGGGTCCTGGTGCGCGGGGCATCATGCCCGGGTCTATATCCGTCGCCCCCGGCTCGACGGGGTCAAGGGCAGGGGGAAGGGCCGGTGAGCGCGATTCCCCATCCGCTGGTGGTAACCTGCATGATGCCGGACTGCGATCTGCCCGGCGCCTTCGGCGTCGACGTCTGCCTGCTGCGCGGGCGGATCGGGCGCTGGTATTGCAGCGCGCATCGGGACGGGGGCGCCGTCGCGCCTGTGATCGAGCCGGCCTTGGAGCGCCCCCGCCCCAATGGCGGGCAGGGGCGGCTGCTGTGAGGGCCGCCGGCGCATATGCCGGCGGCCCCCGGTCGTCACGCGGCCATGGGCTGGACCTCGATCCGCAGGGCGAGGTCGAGGGTGGCGAAGGCCTGTTCGAGCTGGTCGAGGCCGCTGGCGACGTGGGGATCCAGCAGGCGGCGGACTTGCCGGTCGTCGATGCCCATGCGGCGGGCCAGCGCGACCTGCGTCACCCCGGCGCGGCGCATGGCGCGGGCCAGCGCCATCTTCGCCCGGGCCATGGCGGGCAGGCGCGCCGCCGCCTCGCCCGGCATCGCGTCGCCCGGCGGCAGGTCGATGTCGCGGCGGGCATATTGCCCGGCGATGCCGACAAGCGCATCTTGCGCGGCGGCGAGGGCTGCCGCCTCGGTTTCGCCGAAGGTCGTCAGTTCGGGCAGGGCGGGGCAGGTGACCAGAAAGGTTCCGTTGTCGTCCGGCTCGATGTTCAGTTTATAGCGATCCATGCATTGTCATCCTTGCTGCCTTGGGGATGTGTTCAGCGGTCGTGGCCTGTTCCGGGGGGTGACCCCGGGCTCTATTTGAGCCCGAGGTCTTTCTTGATCTTCGCCATCAGTCCGGTCCCGAGTTGCTTCTTGCCACCGTGGCGAGGCATCTGGGACCAGTTGCCGTTGGCGGGATTTTCAAGGTCGACGTGGCCGGAGCCGTGTTGTTCGTGGACCCTGATCCCTTGGGAGCGAAGCCATCGCTCGAATTGTCCGCTGTTCATCAATCCCTCTGTTGTTGTCGATGGAGATAAATTAGGACGAATTTGTCCTGATGGCAAGGGAAATCAGGACGAATTTGTCCTGATTTTTCAGGTTGGGGGGCGGCCGTGACGATGGCTTCGCCGCTGACCGATCTGGCTTCGGAGGTCCGGGCGCGGGTCTCCATCGTCGATATCGCCGGGCGTTACACGACCCTGAAGCAGCGGGGGCGCGGCGACTGGTGGGGATGCTGCCCGTTCCATGGCGAGAAGACGCCGTCGTTCCACTGCCTGCAGCACCAGAAGCGGTTTTTCTGCTTTGGCTGCGGGGCATCGGGCGATGTCATTTCCTTCGTCATGGGGATGGAACGCAAGACGTTCAAGATCGCCCTGCTCGGGCTGGCGGAGGAATTCGGGTTGGCGCCGGTGCCGGACGGACAGGTCCGCCCGCGCCCGCCGGAGCGCATTCCGGTCGAGGCGCGGGCGGCGCGCGAGGATATCGGCGCCTATGTCGAGTGGTGCCGGGCGCAGTGGCGGGCGGCGGCGCCTGGCGCCGGCACGCTGGTCGAGGTCTATCTGCGGTCGCGGGCGATTACCCTGCCGGTGCCGCCCACCTTGCGTTTCGCGATGATGCGGCATTCGGACAGCGGGCTGGTGCTGCCCTGCATGGTCGCCGCGGTGCAGGGGCCGGATCGCAGCGTGATCGGCATCCATCGCACCTATCTGCGGGATGACGGGCAGGGCAAGGCGCTGGTCAGCCCGGCCAAGAAGATGGCCGGCATCATGATCGGCGGCGCGATCCGGCTGGCGCCGGCCAGTGACGTGATGTGTTTCGGCGAGGGGATCGAAAGCACCCTGTCGGTCATGCAGGATTGCCCCGGGCTGGCCGGATGGGCTGCCGGATCGCTGGGCAATCTCGCGGGCGCCGGGCGCGGGCCGATGACGCCGCATCCCCGCCGCGAGGGCGTGAAGGTGCCCGATCCCCGCCCCGACATGGGGCGGCCGGGCATCGCCATTCCGGCGGAGTGCCGCGAGGCGATCCTGCTGGGCGACAGCGACAGCGATCCCGAGATCACCGGCGCCCTGATGGCCCGGGCGGAGACGCGCCAGCGGATCGAGGGGCGGATCGCCCGTATCGCCTGGGCTGATGAGGGACAGGATTTCAACGACATGCTGCAGGCCCGCGCGCGGGCGACAGCGGCAGCGTAATCGGAGGCGTCATGAGCGAGCAAGACCGCGACAGCGGAATTCACATGGCCGTGTTCGGCCGGCGGGAGGTGGAGGATTGCCCGATTGCGCCGCTCGGCCATCGGAACGGCATCTATTTCTTCGTGTCGCGCGCCGGGGAGGTCCGCAGCGGCAGCGCGAAGGATTTCGGCTATGCCGGGCTTATCTCGCTGTTCGATGGCGATACGGAGTGGCTGGCGACGATGTTTCCGCCGGGGAGCCGGGCGACCGCGCCTTTCGACCATGCGATGGCCCTCGCGTGGCTGATACGTTCGTGCGTCGAGGCGGGGATATGGGATGAGAGCACGCCCATGCGCTCCGTCGGGACGTGGCGGGTCAAGGGCGGCGCCCTCGCTGTCCATTGTGGAGACGCCATATGGTACAACGGCGAATGGCTGCCGGGCGGGGCGACCATCGAGGGCATCCGCTATCCGACGGCGGCGCGCGTGTCGCGGCCCGATTTCGACGCGATTCCGGATGCCGCGACGGTGAGGGACCGGCTGCTGTCGGTCGTGAAACGCTGGACATATCTCGATCCCCTGGGCGCCGAGATGGTGATGGGATGGCTGGCGGCGGCCTTTCTGGGGGGCGCGCCGTCCTGGCGCAACCATGTCATCGTGCAGGCGGGTTATGGCGCCGGCAAATCGACACTGACCGCGCTGATGTCGGCCGCGTTGGGGGATGCCGCCGACCGTACCCAGACCGACACATCGGAGGCCGGCACGCGGAAGGCCAAGCGGGGCGAGGCCCGCGCCATCATTCTCGACGAAACCGAGGATGACGCGGGGAGCGGCCATCACGTCCGGAAAATGATCGGCCTGCTGCGCCGGATGTCCTCTCGCGATGGCGCATCGACCCGGCGCGCCGATGGGGGGCGGGCGGTCGAGGATCGCGTCGTCGGCGCGGCCTGGATGGCGGCCATCCTGCCCCCCGTGCTCGAGCCGCAGGACCGGTCGCGGTTCATCGCGATCGCGCTGGGGCCGCTCGACGGTCGATCCGATCCCGGCGACATCGACGCGGCCATCGAGGACGTGGGGGCGCTTTCCACCGGACTATGGGCGCGGATGATTACAGGGTGGGGGCGGTTTTGCGATTCCTTCGCGGCCTATCGCGCCGATCTGATCGCGCTCGGCTGCACGGTGCGCATGGCCGATCTGGTCGGGACGTGGGTGGCGGCCCGGGACACGATGCTGGAAGACGAGGTGCTGGGCGCATCGGCCCGGGAAGCCGAGATCGACCGCCTCCGCCCCTATCTTGCCGCGCTGATGGACAGCGATCAGGGCGAGGGGCACGGCGAGGAATGCTGGCGGCATCTGCTGTCCTCGCCCATGGACACATGGCATGGCGGTTCGCGGCGGGTGGTCGGCGGCCTGCTTTACGAGGCGCTTTACCTCGTCGATGCGGAGATGGATGCGAAGCGGGCGTTGAAGCAGGTCGGGATTCGAATCCTTACCGAGACCCCGCCGGGAGAGGCGAACGGCGTTCGCGTCATCGCCGTCGCCAATCAGCACGCGGGTCTCGCGAAGCTGTTCGCCGGCACCATCAAGTGGCAGAGCGGGGGCTGGGCAACCGCGCTCAAGCTGCTGCCGGGGGCGTGGGCGCCCGCGAAGCCGACGCGCTTCGCGGGCGCGTTGTCGCGCTGGACGGCGATACCGGCGGATTACATCCAGCCGGACGCTGCCGAGGAGCAGCGCGACGGTGGGGGTGAGGGCATCCCCGATGTGGATGCGGAGGCGTAACGGTTCCGGGCGTAACAGTCGCTGTAACGGCCGCTGTAACGGTCTGCGTAACGGAAAAAACATCAATGTTTCTCGTGGGTTACGGCAAATCGTTACGGTCGGTGCAGCGTCGCCTCGCGTATGATGCGCGTGCGGGCGCGGGCGTGCGAGGGATGTGGCGTAACACCGTAACACTTAATGAATTATAGAATGGATTCAATGGGTTGATCGGTTACGGCGGGGGTTACGGTCGCTGTTTCGGTGATACGGGAGAGGTGCTATGGCGGTGGATATCGACGTTGAGGCGCTGCTGGTGTGGACCTACCGAGACCAGCGCGCGGACCTTTATGCCGGCGGCGCGCAGATGCACCCGCTGGAGCGGGCGGCCGATGGCCACAAGGTGTTCGGCCGGTCGGCGGATGGCTGCGCGGCGATCGAGGACCGGGCCATGCTGGGCGCCGACGTCGACGTGCGGGGCCGCGCGGTCGGCGGCATGGCGATCGACGACGATGCCGAGCATGTGCATGGGCTGGTCGCCGCGCTCGGTCAGGTCTCGTCGATGCTGATGCGATATGCGCGCACGGGCGATCGGCCGGGATGGGCGGCGGATGTGGCCCCTATCAGGATCGTGCCGCTCCCGGAACAGCACCGCTGGCCCGATCCCCGCCAGCCCCGCCATCCCGGTTACCTCTACTGTCCCGTCGTGATCGACGACAACGCGCGGGAGATTGCCTTCCAGCGCGCGCAATACACGGCCTGGGTCTCGGGCCTGATCCTCGTCGCCTATGGCCTTCGGAAGGAGACGGGGCGGCTGCGGCGCTGGCAGGTCACGGATGTGCTGCCGCCGCTTGCTCCATGGGGCCTTGACGGTGGCCGCTGATCCTAGTATTGACTTTTTCAGTGCCTGAATTGCGCCCGCCCGGTCGAACGACTCGGCGGGCTTTTTGTTGCCCGGAGACCGGTATGCCCATTATGCCGCCGACCTTCGGTGCTCGCCCCCCGCGCAGCGACGCGGATCGCAAGCGGGATCATGACCAGCGGCGCGAGTCCGCCGCATCGCGTGGATACGGGCGCAAGTGGCAGGCCGCACGGCTTGGCTTTCTGGCCTCCCATCCGCTCTGCAGAGAGTGCGGAGAAATTGGGCGCGTTACGCCCGCGACCGAGGTCGACCATATCCAGCCGCATCGCGGTGATCAGGGCTTGTTCTGGGATCGGACCAACTGGCAGCCGCTTTGCAAGTCACATCATTCGGCGAAGACGGCCCGCGAGGGTCGCCGCCCATAGGGTGCGGTCGAGGCGAACGCCGTTCGCCCGACGCCTTGGCCCCCTCCCCCTGCCCGACCGGGAGGGGGAGGGGGAGTCAAAAGTTGATGCCCCTCGACCTGTGGACCGACGGGGTAATCATTCGCGTATCGCCGCGTAATTGCTGAAACTTTTTTTGGAGGGGCTATGACCCGGGGAAGGAAGCCGCAACAGCCGGAGCTTGCCCTGGCGAAGGGTAACCCGGGCAAGCGCAAGATCGTGGGGCTTGCCGAGAAGAAGGCGGGCGGCTCGCTCGTCTCGCCGCTGAAGCTGACGAAGAAGGCGCTTGCCATCTGGAACGAGCTGATCGGCGATCTGGAGCGGATGAATTTCGTGCGGTCGACCGACCGCTACGCCTTCGCGCGCTACTGCCGTTACATGGTGCGCTGGTGCGAGCTGGACGATGCCGTCAAGCCGGGCGCCGAAACCTACTGGACCGAGACCCCTCACGGCAAGATGAAGCGGCTCGATCCTGCATTTCAGGCGATGGATCGGATCGACCGCCGCCTTGAGGCCTATGAGGTGCAGTTTGGGCTTCTGCCGGCGGCGCGTAATCAGATCATGCGGAATCTGTCCATGCTCGCACCCGAGCTGCCCTTGGCGCTCCCGGGGCAGCCGGTCGAAAGCAAGCGGGCTGACGACGATGCCGGCCCGATCGGCATCCTGGGTCAGATCCACTGATGGATACCCCGACTGTTCCGCCAATGCCAAAGGGTGCGGAGCAGTTCGGGGCGTGGTGGGACGAGGCGGCGGCGCAGGCCGCGACGGACTTCTTTTCGCGTTACCTCAGGCATACCGAAGGAGAATGGGCGGGCAAGCCCTTCATCCTGGCGGACTGGCAGCGCGACCGGATCATCCGCCCCATCTTCGGCTGGAAGCGGGCGGACGGCACGCGCCTGATCCGGATCGTCTGGATCGAGGTCCCGCGCAAGAACGGCAAGACCGAACTGGCCGCGGGCATATCGCTGCTGATGCTTCTCGGGGACGGGGAGAAGGGCGGTCAGGTCTATTCGATGGCCGTCGACAAGGACCAGGCCAAGATCGTGTTCAACAAGGCGGGCACGATGATCGGATTTTCGGAGACGCTGAGGAAGAACGTCGAGGTCTACAAGACGTCGATCTTCTGCCCCCAGCTGATCGGATCGTTCAAGCCTCTGTCTTCGGGTCCGGGCGGAAAGCATGGCTTCTCGCCGACGGGCGCGATCGGCGACGAAGTCCACGAGTGGCCCGATGGCGAGCTGGCCGACGTCGTGCACAAGGGCATGGCGGCCCGCCGTCAGCCGCTGGAGATCTATATCACCACGGCCGGTCTGAAGGATCATGGCTACGCCTGGGAGATGCACGAGCTGGCGTTACAGATCCTCGATGGCTCCATCGTCGATCCGTCTTTCCTGCCGGTGATCTTCGCGGCGAACGACGACGAGGACTGGACGTCGGAAGAAGCGGCGCGCCGGGCCAATCCGAACTATGGCGTCTCGGTCAAGCCGCAGTTCATCACCGACGAATGCGCCAAGGCGATGCGCTCGCCGCGAGCCGAGAATGATTACAAGCGCTTCCACCTGAACCTCTGGACCGAACAGGCGACGCGATGGATACCGATGTCGTCGTGGAAATCCTGCACGCTTCGGCCCGCAGACGCGACCTATTGGCGCGATCTGGAGCAGCAGATGCGGGGCCGGAAGTGCTGGGGTGGCCTCGACCTGTCGTCGACTCGCGATATCACCGCGCTCGCCTGGTCGTTCCCGCCCGAGAAGGAGGGCGACCGCTGGATCATCCTGTGGCGTCACTGGCTGCCGGCCCTGACCGTGCAGGACCAGCCGCCGGCCCGGCGGATGAAGTACGAGGCCTTCGCCCGCTCGGGCGCGCTGACCCTGACCGGAGGGAATGTCATAGATTACAACCTGATCAGCCGGCAGGTGCTGGCGGATCGCGAGATCTATGACGTTCAGGGGCTGGCCGTCGACCGCTGGAACGCCACACAGACCGCCGTCGATCTGCAGGGTGAGGGCGTGAACATGGTGATGTTCGGCCAAGGCTTTGCCTCCATGTCGGCGCCATCGAAGGAATTCGAGCGGATGGTCGTCGGCGAATTGCTGGAGCATGGGAACAACCCGATGGCGAAGTGGATGGCAGAAAACGCGATCGTCGAGACCGATGCCGCCGGGAACATCAAGCCGTCGAAGGCTAAGGCGCCGCAGAAGATCGACGGGATCGTCGCGGCCGTGATGAGCATCGGCCTCGTGCCGACGCAGCGCGCGGCGGAGCCGTCGATCTATGCCAAGCGCGGTTTGAGGATGGCAGGCTGACATGGGCATCGCGGATCTGTTTCGCCGTCGCGGCAAGCCTGCCGGCGGCGCCGTCCGGCGTGCGCGCGCCGAAGATGGCGGGATCGCCATCATGCTCGGGGACCCCGCGATGGAGGCCTATCTCCGTGGCGGCGCGGAGACCCTGTCGGGTGCCGTGGTTTCGCCGGAAGCGTCCCTGCGGAACATGGCGGTCTGGCGCTGCGTCGACCTGATTTCCGGGTCTATCGGAATGCTCCCGCTCTATCTCCGGGAGCGTGATGCTTCGGGTGGCATCGCCAACGCCGAACATCACGCGCTTTATCGGGTGCTGATGTCGCGCCCGAATGGCTATCAGACGCCGCTGGTGTTCAAGGCGCACATGCAGATGCGCGCGCTGGTCAACGGCAATGCCTATGCCCTGATCGTCAGGTCGCGCGGCCGGGTCATCGCGCTTAACCCGATAGACCCCAACAGGGTCCGCGTTCGCCTCCAGAACGACTGGAGTGTGATTTATGACGTGACACGGCCCGATGGCACGCTGGTGAGCCTGCCGTCGTCGGATATCCTGCACCTGCGGGGCCTGAGCTGGGATGGTGTCCTTGGTATCTCGCGGACCGCGGTCGCGCGCGAAGCCATCGGCCTCGCCATGCAGGCCGAGGCCGGCACGGCGCGGCTGTACAAAAATGGCGTCATGGTGGGCGGTTTCCTCCAGCATCCGGGCAAGCTGGGGGATGATGCCTTCGCGAACCTCGACGCCAGCCTGAAGTCGAAATATTCGGGGGTCGAGAACGCGGGCAAGTGGATCATCCTCGAGGAGGGGATGAAGGCGGAGGTTGCCCAGTCCTCGGCCCGCGACAATCAGCAGATCGAGACGCGAAAGTTCCAGATCGAGGAGGTCGCGCGCGCCTTCGGCGTGCCACGTCCTCTCCTGATGATGGATGAGACGTCATGGGGCTCGGGCATCGAACAGCTCGGTATTCTGTTCGTCCGCTACTCCCTCGCGCCCTGGTTCAGGGCGTGGGAGGAGGCAATCGCCCTGACCTGCCTGACCGAAGCGGAAATCGGCCGCTATTACGCGGATTTCGACGAGAAAGAGATGCTGCGCGGCTCCCTGACCGATCAGGCCAATTTCTACGCCAAGGCGCTGGGGGCGGGCGGCTCGCAGCCCTGGATGCAGGCGAATGAAGTCCGCGAGGACGTGGGGCTCGGTCCTCACGTCGACGGCGCGGGACTGAAGAATCCGATGACAACGCAAACGACGGGGGCCGGCAATGAGCCTGCGTGAACTGCCCAAGATCAGCGCCCTGGAACGCCCGGACGGGTACGAATGGGACCCCTCCCCCGACCTTCTCGAAAAGTGGTCGGCCGGCCCGATCGCGGCGGAGGCTGACGATCCTTCGACCATCTCGATCTATGAGCAGATCGGCGGTGGCATCTGGTCGGAAGGCTTCACGGGGAAACGCATGGCGGGGGCGCTTCGGTCGATCGGGCCGAAGCCTGTCACGGTCAAGATCAATTCGGTCGGCGGTGACGTCTTCGAGGGGCTGACCATCTATAATCTCCTGGCGGAGCATCCCGCGAAGGTAACCGTCAAGGTCATGGGGATCGCGGCTTCCGCGGCCTCCTTCATCGCGATGGCGGGCGACGAGATCGTCATGGGTCTCGGCTCGATGCTGATGATCCACAATGCCCAGGCCGGGATCATCGACAATCGCCATGGGCTTCGCCTCGTCGCCGATTACCTCGAAACCGTCGATGGCGCGATGACCGATATCTATGAGGCGCGCAGCGGTCTCGCCCGGAAGGCGATCGTCAAGATGATGGACGACGAGACCTATCTGTCGGCGCGCGAAGCGGTCGACAAGCGTTTCGCCGATATGATTTCGAGCGATCCCGTCCCGCCGGCCTCCTCCGCCCGGGCGGATCGCTCGGCTCGCGCCAGCCTCGATATTCTTCTCGCCCGTCAGGGGGTGCCGCGTGCCGAGCGGCGCCGCCTGCTGCGCGATGCCACCGGCACGCCTGGCGCTGCCGTCCCCGCCACGCCCTGCGCTGGTATCGACATGGCCGCCGCCGCGCGGCTTCTCGCCACCCTCAAATCCTGAGAGGTCACCATGACCAAGCATTTCCCCGCCCGATCCTTTCGGGCGGCGCCCTATATCCGCGCCGAAGGCGCCGATCCCAACGCCATCCTGGCGCAGATGCAGGCCGCCTTCGAGGCCTTCAAGGCGGACCACAAGCGCGAAATCGACGCGGTCCGCAAGGATGTCCTGCAGACCGAAAAGGTCGATCGCATCAATGCGTCGATCGAGGAATACGGTCGCGAGCTGGACAGGGTGAATGCCCAGCTTGCCGCGCTCAAGGTCGGTGCCGGCGCGGCCGCGTCGGTCGATCCGGCGCGCGCCGCGCATCGCAGTGCCTTCGACACCTTCTTCCGCAAGGGTGCCGAAGCGGGCCTGCGCGACCTCGAGATCAAGGCCCAGCTCACGACCCAGTCGGACCCGGACGGCGGCTATCTCGTGCCCGTCGAGATGGAAACGACGATCAATCGCGTGCTCGGCACGGTCTCGACCTTCCGCTCGGTCGCGCAGGTCCTGCCGATCGGTACCTCGACCTATACCAAGGAAGTGTCGATGGGCGGGGCCACCGCCGGCTGGGTGGGCGAGGAAGACGCCCGGACGGAAACCGCGACCCCGACCCTGCGCCAGCTCGAATTCCCCGTCGCCGAAATCTACGCGGAACCCTATGCGACGCAGACCGTGCTGGACGATGCCCGCATCGACATCGAGGCCTGGCTGGCGGGCGAGGTCTCGACGACCTTCGCGGAAATGGAAGGCGCGGCCTTCATCGCCGGCAACGGGGTGAAGAAGCCGCGCGGCATCCTGTCCTATGACACCGTCGCCAATGCGTCCTATGCCTGGGGCAAGATCGGCTTCGTCGTCACCGGCGGCGCCTCCGGCTTCGCGGCGAGCGCGCCGGCCGATGCCTTCGTGGATCTGTACCATGGCCTCAAGCAGGGCTATCGCGGCAATGCCCGCTTCATCATGTCGGATGCCACCCTGGCGGCGGTCCGCAAGCTCAAGGACGGTCAGGGCAACTACCTGTGGGCGCCGCCGACCGTCGCCGAAGCCCCGAGTACCATTCTGGGCAAGCCGGTCCTGACCGACGACAACATGCCGTCCATGTCGGCCGGAACCTTCCCCGTCGCCTTCGGCGATTTCGCCCGTGGGTATCTGATCGTCGACCGCATCGGCATCCGCGTGCTGCGCAACCCCTACAAGGTCAACGGCAAGGTCGCTTTCTACACCACGAAGCGCGTCGGCGGCGGTGTCCAGAACTTCGAGGCGATCAAGCTCCTCAAGGTCGCCGCCTCCTGATGATCCAGCCGGGGCGGAACGATCCGCCCCGACCGCCTCGTAACTCGCAAGGAATCATGACATGAAAGATCTCCATTCCAAGATCATCGCGGTGCAGGCGATCGGTGCGGCGGTGCTCGCCGCCGACAATACCCCCGCGGCCATCGACCTGCAGGGCTACAATTCCGCCGAAATCGTGCTCGCCATCGGTATCGGCGGCATCACCTTTTCCGGCACCAACAAAATCGAGTTCAAGCTGACCCACAGCGATGATGACTCGACCTATGACGCGGTCGAGGTGGACGATATCCTGGGGGCCGATGACGTCGGCACCGGCGGCATCGTCAAGGCGCTGGTGGCTGCCCATGCGGCGCCGGCGGTGTATCGCTTTGGTTACAAGGGCGGCCGGCGCCACCTCAAGCTGCTGGCCGATTTCTCGGGCACCCATGGCACCGGCACCCCCATCGCGGCCATCGTGCTCAAGGGCAACGGCTACAATCGTCCGGAAGCCGATCAGGCCTGATCGTGCCCATCGTCAGCCTGCAGCAGGCCAAGGATCACCTTTGCGTCGATTTCGACGACGATGACGACCTGATCGCCCTCTATATCGCCGCGGCGGAGACGGGCCTGCTGCAATATTGCCGCATCGACGCGGTGCCATCGGGGGCGGAGGCCGTGTTTCAGGCCGCCGCCCTGCTGGTGGTCGGTGACCTGTACGGTTACCGGGAGACGGTACAGACGGGCGGCACGTCCACGCCTATCGCGCTTACCCCCAATGTCTTGTGGCTGGTCGGACCGCACAGGATGTTGCGGGTATGACGGGGGCCGGCGATCTCGTCCGGCGCGTGGCATTCGATGCCCGCGATGTGCTGGATGACGGTTTCGGCAATGGCGTCGAAACCTGGCAACAGCGCCTGGTCTGCCGGGCGGGTTTCACCTTTCTGCGCGGCGGCGAAAGCGTGATCGCCGCCCGCCTCGAAGGGCGGCAGCCGATCGTCGTTCGGGTGCGGGCCTCGTCGTCGACCCGGCAGATCGGCGCCGACTGGCGGATGCGTGATCTGCGCGCGGGGGCATGGGCGGCGGATGCCGGCGGGGCCTACTGGGCGGGGCCGGTCTATGCCGTGCGCTCGGTCATCCCAAGCCCGGATCGGCAATGGCTGGATATCATGGTCGAAAGCGGGGTGGCGGCATGACGGTGCAGGGTTTGGCCGCGCTCGAAGCGAAGCTGAAGCGTCGCGTTCCGGCGGCGGCGGTAAAGCGCCTGCGCGACGCCATGGAAAAATCGGCCGAAGAAACGGTCCAGCTCATGCGGCGCCTGGTCCCTGTCGATTCTGGCGATCTGCGCGACAGCATCGGCTGGACCTGGGGCGAGGCACCCAAGGGCGCGATGGTCATCGGCAAGAGCAAACGGGGCATCGCCGGCATGACCATCACGCTCTATGCCGGCGGCGGAGATACCTTCTATGCCCGATTCGTCGAGTTCGGGACGCAGGCTCACGCGGCCGGCGGGGCTTTCGCCGGATCGGAAATCCCGGCCATCGCCGCGAGCCCGTTCTTCTTCCCGGCCTGGCGGGCCAAGCGCCGGTCGAGCAAGACCCGCATGACGCGCGCGATCCGTCAGGGGTTGAAGGAAGGGGCTGCCTGATGGGGCCGCAGGAAGAGCTGCAAAAGGTCGTGCGCGATGCCTTGCGTGCCGCGCCGGCCGTCATGGCCCTGGCGTCCGACGTCTATGACCGCGTGCCGGCGGATGCCGCGCGCTGGGGCGGGCTCGATGCCTATATCTCCTTCGGGCCGTGCGACACGGTCGAGGATGAAACCGATTGCGTCGCGGCCGCGCTGCACGCGCTGCAGATCGACTGCTGGTCGCGCCGGCCCGGTCTGGTCTGGGCCAAGCGCATGGCCGATGCGGTCGCTGCCGCCCTGCGCGGTCTCGACACCGGCTTTGTCGACAACGCGCTCGTCGACCTGCGGGTAACCGGTCGGCGGGCATTCGTGGATGCGGACGGGCTGACGGGTCACGGCATCGTGACCGTCGAAGCCCTGATCGAGGAGGCCTGATGACCCCGAAAACATTGACCTGGACAGGCGGCGAACATGCTTTCCGCCTTGGCATCGAGCATCTGCGCGCGCTCGAACAGCGCTGCAATGCGGGGCCGGAGGAAATCCTCGGCCGGCTGATGACGCGGACGTGGCGGGTGGCGGATGTAACCGACACGATCCGCCTCGGCCTCGAAGGCGGCGGCCTGGCCAAGGACGAGGCGCGGCGCCTGGTCGCCGCCCATGTCGAGGATGGCCCGCTGGCGCTGTCGGTCGAGCTGGCGCAGACCCTGATCATGCTGGCGCTGTGGGGCGATGCCGAGGCACCGCCGGCCGGTGGCGACGCCGATGCCGTGGTTTCGGTTTGACCGCGCCTTCGACTGGCGCGCGACGCCGCGCTCGGTCGTGGCCTATCCGGCCGGCCTCACCATGCTGGTGCCCGGCCCCTGCGCTGATGCGGCGGAAGCGGCCGGCGCGGGCCGCCGGGTAACGCGGCCGGCAGCCGCGAAAATGGACAAGTCGGGCCGCCTGACCTGACGCGATCTGATCAGCGCCCTTAGGCAAGGCGGCAAAAGGAGACCTGTCATGGCGCAAGCCGTTTCGATCAAATACGGGCTGATCGCCCTCATGCTGGGTGACGGCGCGTCGCCGACCGAAGTTTTCGCCGCGCCCTGCGGCGTGACCTCGCTCACCGTCACGACCAACGTCGAGACGAACACGACCAACCTGCCCGACTGTGACGATCCCGATCTCGCGTCCTGGCTGGCGATCGACGAGATCAGCCGGCAGAAGCAGGTCAGCGGCTCCGGCGTCCTCGACCAGAACGCGGCGGAAACCTGGCGCGAATGGGACCTGGCCGGCGGGCCGAAGAATGTGCGCGTCTATACCAACCTGTCGGCCGGTGCCGGCGGCGGCCATCTGGCCGGTTCGGCCCTGCTGACCGCCTATGAGGAGACCGGCGAGCGGGGCCAGCGCTGGCAGAACAGCTTTACCATCACCTTCGACGGCAAGCCGGTCTGGGTGCCGGCGGTCTGACGATGGCGCCCGCCGCCATGGTGGTGGTCGAGCTGGCCGGGCGCCGCCGCGCCCTCTGTCTCGACTGCGAGATGCTGGACGAGCTGCAGCGCCGCCGCGCCGCCGGGGTGCAGGCCGTGGCCCGGCGCCTGTGGTCACGAAGCTGGCGGGTCGACGACGTGCTCGACGTGCTGCGCCTCGGTCTTGCCGGCGCCGGCATGGGGCCGGTCGAGGCCGAGGATGTGGCCACAGCCGCCATGGCCCGCCTGCGGACCGAGGCCGTGCCCGCGGCCATGCTGGCGATGGGCGCGGCCTTCAACGGCCTGCCGGCGGTCGAGGGACAGGGCGGCCGGCCTGTGGAGCGGCCGGTCGATTTCGCCCGCTTCCGGGCTAAATTGCTGGAGTTCGGCGTTTCCCCGTCCGCCATCGACCGTATGAGCCTGGGTGGGCTGCTGTCGACCTTCGCGGCCCTGGGCAAGACGGGCGCCGATGCCCCGACAGACGCGGAATTCGACGAGATCATGGACGCGCTGCGGGCGTTGAATGACTCGACGGTCCGGCTGCACTGATCGTCTCGACCCGCGCGCCGCGCGGTGACACAATCCGCACGGGTAAAGCGGAGGGAATGGTGATGCGAGCGGTGATCTTGACGGTGGGGCTGGCCTTGGGGCTGGCTGGATGTGCGCAGCAGGTGGAACTTCACACGGTGTTCAATCCGGCGGATGCGGAATTTGTGCTCAAGGACGGGCCAAACCGTGTCAGCGGGCAGGCTTTCGTTCGGCAGAATGGGGGCGGCGTCGTGACGTGCGCCGGCAGTGGTGTTGGCCTGACGCCAGTAAATGCATACTCGACAGATCGGATGATCGGAATCTATGGCAACTCCGTCTCCGGTTATCTTCCTGCGATAATCGAAAAGAAATTGCCTGAGAATGCTGAATACATAAGGCTTTCGAGGACGGCATATTGTGATGCGCAGGGGAATTTCGATTTCGAGAATGTTCCTGACGGCGAATATTACGTTACGACTTATGTTGCGTGGACTGTTGGCTACGTCGCCCAGGGCGGTGGGCTTATGAAGCGGGTTTCGGTCTCCGGCGGGAAGCACGAAAAGCTGATTTTGACCCCTTGATCGGAACAAGATCAAGTGAAGGGCCGCCTCCGGGCGGCCTTTTTATTTGGGCTTAGACTTTTCGACTTTCTCTGTGTCCATCAGATGGGCGGCCTTTTTGCGCCGGTCCCGAAGTCTCTTTGTAGCGAACTGGAGCATGACGATATCGCGATCCGACAGCGCATCGACGACGGCGAGAAGTGAGGCACCGATGCTTGTCGTCGCGGCTTCGGGATGGCCGAAGGTCGATTCCAGCCGCGCCACGATTTCGGCCGTCATGGAACGATGGCTGGCAGTAGCGGCCGCTTCGATCTTGTTCTTGAGATCGGGTGGAATGCGAAGGCGGAAGTGGAGATCTTCTCTCGACATGGCGCACGAATGACACACATTGGGCTTGACGACAATGCCACACGGATGCCACCAATTGCGTGCCGCACGGTGTGGCATTCCGGGAGGGTGGTTGTGAAAGTCAATGAATGGCCGCAGATCAGGCTTCGGCTTCCGCCGGACCTGGACCTGTTCATCGAAGGGGAGGCGGCGCGGAACTTCCGTACCAAGAATTCGGAGATCGTTTATCGCCTCGGGCTTACCCGGGCGGAGGCCAGCGGCGGGGCGCAGATTGGCGTCAGTGACCCCGTCGCTGGCGAGCATCGCAACAGCGTTGACGCGCTGTCGGACTAACCAAGGTGGTAAAGGAGATACCAGCGATGGCTGAAGGGAAATCTATCACTACTGTCCGGCATTCGGGACGGGAATTTTCGGAAGGCTCCCCCGCCGATCTGACCATGTCGAGCCGCGAGATCGCGGATCTGGTCGAGAAGCGCCACGACAACGTGAAGCGAACGATCCAAACGCTGGCTGAAAGGGGGCTTGTTAGGTTTACTCAATTTGAGGAAACCTCCCATGGAGGGGCCGGCGCCCGTCCGGTCGAGGTCTACCGCGTCGGCCAGCGTGACAGCTACGTTATCGTGGCGCAGCTTTCGCCGGAGTTCACCGCGCGGCTGGTGGACCGTTGGCGGGAGCTCGAAGAGCGCGTGCGCCGCGCGCCCGAGCCGACCGTGAACATGGATCATCAGTTGAACGATCCGTCGTTCCTGCGCTCGGCCCTGCTGATCTATACCGAGAAGGTCATCGCCCTTGAGGCCGAGAGGGCCGAACTGCTTGTCGAAAACACCGAACTGGCGATGGAAAACACCGATCTGCGGCCCAAGGCGCGGGTCGCGGAGCGGATCGCCGTGGCGGACGGTCTTCATACCATTACCGAGGCAGCGAAGATCCTGCAGTTGCGGCCGAAGACGCTGTTCCAGTGGATGCGCGACATGCGCTGGATCTACAAGCGGGGCCGCGATGGTTACGAGATATCGATGCAGGCGCGGATCGAGACCGGCTGTTTGCATCAGAAGACGGTGCTGGTCGGCGGCGACAGCGGTGAGCGGACCCGCAGTCAGGTCTTCATCACGGCCAAGGGTATATCCGTGTTGGCCCGCATGTTGTCGGCCAACGAGCAGGATGTATGAAAGGGGGAGCGGCAATGACGACGGTTCCTTCCGCGGCGCGCTGCGAACTGGATTTCGAAACCATGCTGTTCCAGCTGGAAGGGGTAAGCGATCTTCTCATTGAGGAAGCGGACAGGATCTCCACCGATCTTCTGCAGATGAAAAAAATGGGGGTATTGCCTCAGTGCGCATCCGTCGCATCTCTTAGCTTTCTGGTGGAATCGTTACGCGGTTTGGTCGCCGCGCTGCCGCAGGCTTGGCTCGACGAGGTAAATGACCGGGTTTCTGCCAACGCAAGCCTGGCGCGCCATCGGTCTTGATGGTGCTTATCGAGACTTCAAGGCGCCCCTGACCGGGCGCCTTTTTTCATGGGTGAAACATGGCCACGGATGTCGAAAAACTGATCGTCGTGCTCGAAGCGAAGGCCAATGCCTTCGAGAAGCAGATGGCGAAGGCGGCCAATGTGGCGGCGCAGCGATCCGCCGAAATCAAGCGCCGCTTTGACGAAATGAACAAGCGGTCGTCCTCGGCCTTTTCCGGCCTCGACGGCTCCATCGCCCGGGCACGCGCCGGCCTGCTGCAATTGGGCGCGGCCTTCGCCGGGGTGCAGGGCATCGAGGCGGCGGGCCGTCTCGCCGATGGTTACACCCGCTTCGCCAACACCCTGAAGGTGGCGGGGCTGGAAGGGCAGGCCTTCGCGCAGGTCGAGGATGATCTGTTCGCCGCCGCGAATCGCAATGGCGTCGAGGTTGAAAGCCTGGGGCAGGTCTATGCCCGTGCCAGCCTCGCGGCGAAGTCCCTGGGCGCGACACAGGATCAGCTCAAGACCTTCGTCGACGGCGTGTCGGCGGCGGTCCGCATTCAAGGGACATCGACCGCGGCGGCCTCGGGCGCCTTGCTCCAGCTCTCGCAGGGGCTGGGCTCGGGGGTATTCCGGGCGGAAGAATTCAATAGCGTGCTCGAAGGCCTGCCGGTCATCGCGCAGGCGGTCGCCAACAACCTCGCGGCGGCCGGCGGTTCGGTGGCAAGGCTGCGCACCCTGATCGCCGATGGTAAGGTCACCTCGCAGGACTTCTTCCAGGCCTTCCTGAAGGGCGCGGGGCAACTCGAAGGGCAGGCCGGGAAGGCGACGCTGACCCTGTCTGGCGCCTTCACGGTGCTCGAAAATCAGCTTCTGCGGGGCGCGGGCGCGGTCGACAAGGCGACGGGCGCGACGGCGATCTTGTCGGGGGCGATCACCTATCTCGCCAATAACCTCGACGTGGCGGCAGTCGCGCTGACGGCCATCGGAATCGCGCTGGTATCGCGCGCGATCCCGGCCCTCTTCGCGGCCACGGCGCGGATGCGGGCCTTCGCGGCCTCGGCCGGAGCGGCGACCATCGCGGCGCGAGGCTTCGGCGCGCTGAGCGCAGCCCTTGGCGGCCCGGTCGGTATCGCGCTGACGGCGGTGGCAGCGACCTTCGCCCTGGTGACGGCGCGCGCAGCGGAGACGGGTGCCAGAACCGATGAAGCCGCGCAGATCCTCGATCGCCTCGGCATCAAGGCACGGGAGGCTGCCGGCAAGATCGACGACGTGTCCGGCGCGTTGAATCGGATGCCTCTTGAAAAAAAACGGGAGGAAGCGAGGAAGCTCGCAGATGAGTTGGATCGCCTGACGACCAATCGGGGGGGGATTGGCGGTCTTGGTGCCGACAACCTCAACACGATGATCGGCGAGATTTTCCGGCTTCGTGCCGGCAGCGGGGAGCGGATTGTCAACTCCGCCGCGGGTCAGGAATTGCTCGATATCGCGCAGGCAGCACGGGACGGCACGCAGGAAGCCGCCGCCCTTCAGCGCAGGCTGGACGATGTTTCACGGCAAGAAATATCGCCGGATGTCGACAAGCTGATCGGGCGGTTGCGTGAGGCCATATCCCAGACGGAACGGCTTCGTCGTGGCATCGAGACCCTGAATGAAGCTGCCCCGACGGCAGCCCCCGTCGCGCCCTACGGTCGGGATCGCGCGGCCCCTGATCCGCAAAGCGTTTATAACCGATATATCCGGGAGCAGAGGGAGCTTGCCCGGCTTGGAGCTCGTGCCCGCGACGTTGCTCAGGAAATGGATCGTCTCCGGCGCGATGCGGCGGCCTCTGGCATTCAGATTCCCGATGAACTCGCGCTTCGCCGTGATGCGGAGAAGGTGGTCGCGGATCGTGAGGCGACGGCGGCCCGCGAGCGTGCCGCCAGGAAAAAGGCCGACCCGTCCGACATCCCGATGCAGGATGCGGCGGACCAGTTTTTTCGCCAGCAGGTCCAGCAGCGGCAGGGGCTGGACGATCTGCGCGCGTCCTATGCGGCGGAAACGGCTGAGGTTACGAACAATACCGCCGCCCTGTCGAAGAACGAGCATGACCGGGCCGTCGCCCTCGAAACCTATCGGCTGGAACAGCAGTATCTCGAACAGGGCGTGACCAATCTGTCGGCCTATCGCGGCGAGATCGCCGCCCTGGCCGAAGCGCGGGTCGCGGCCAACGAGACCAATGCCCGCGCGGTCGAGACGATGCGGCAGGAACAGGAAATGTGGGATTTTCTGGGCCAGCAGAGCGTGACCGCCCTGACCGACATCATCACCAACAGCAAGAACGCGGCGGACGCGGTCGAGAACCTGGGCAAGGCGCTGGCCAACGCGGCCCTGCAGGCGGCGCTGCTCGGCACCGGGCCTTTCGCCGGTCTGCTCGGCACGGCGACGTCGGGCGGTGGCGGCGGCGGGCTGTTCGGCCTGATTAGCGCCGGGATCGGCGGTCTTTTCAGCGGTGGTGGCGGGCACGGCACCATCGCGACGAGCCTTGGCGTTTCGGCTGGACCGGTGCGCGGCCATCTGGCGAAGGGCGGGCCGGTGCGCATTGGGGCCTCCTATCTCGTCGGCGAGAAGGGACCTGAGCTGTTCACACCCGATGCCGGCGGCCGGATCATCCCGAAAATCCCCGATGTCGCCGCCATCAACCGGACGGCCGAACGGGCCAGCCCGCAGCCGCAGCGGATCGAGACCAGCTTTCGCCAGACCATCGACCTGCGCGGCGCCAACGGCGACGAAACCATTGCCCGCATCGCCCGCGAGGAAGCGCAGAAGGGCGCGGCGATGGCGATCAAGGCCAGCGACCAGCGATTCGCCGCGCGCCTCGCCAAACAGCAGAAATACGGGCGCTGATCCATGACCCATGAGCTGGCCCCCGTCATGCACAAGGCGCGGCGGGTCAACTGGCGCCTGTCGTCGCTCTTGAACGAGGGGCCGCGCTCACTATCGGGCGTAACCTCGCGCGCCCGGATCGACGGCGGCGCCGGGTTGTGGGCGGCGGAATTCGTTGACGTGCCCCTGCGCGGCCGGGACGATTTCGCGCAGTGGGCGGCGATGGAAGCCCTGCTGGACGGTGGGGCCGAGCCGGTGATCGTCCCGGTATGCGACCCCCGGCTCGTGCCCTGGCCGCTGTATCAGGGGCGTGCGGTGACCGCGCTCGACCAGGTGCCGCATTCGGACGGCGCGTTCTTCAGCGATGCGACGGGTTATTCGACCGATGTCATCGTCGCCCGCTTCGCCGCGGCGGCCCCGGCGGGGGCGACCACGGTGCAGATCGAGGTCTTGCGATCCGGGGCGTTTCGAGGCGGCGAGCGCTTCTCGGTGCTGCACCCGGCGTTCGGCTGGCGTCTCTATGTTATCCGCAGCATCGAGGCGACGGCGGGCGCGGTCATGACGGTGACGATCCGCGCGCCGCTGTGGGAGGCGGTCGCGGCGGCGGATGCCGCGATTTTCGACCGGCCGCGCTGCACCATGGTCCTGGCGGCGGCGGATGGTTTCGAGCGGGACACCGATCTTCGGCGCTTCGGCACCGGTTCGGCCTCCTTCATCGAGTTCGGGGGCGTGCCGTGAGCGTCTATATCGACGAGGCGCTGGCGGCGGCGCTGGCCGATCCGGCCGCGCGTTTCGGCATCTTCTTCCGCTGTCAGGGGGACACGTCGGCGACCAGCCTGCGCCTGTGGTCCGGCGTGCAGGCGCGCGCCGGCGAGATGCGCTCGGGCGCCGTCGTCGTCGCCGGGGCAGAGGATTACATCGGCCTTGGCGTGCTGCTCGACGCACCGGATATCGACCATATCGTGGATGGCACGGCGGACGATGTCTCGTTCCGGCTGTCCGGCGTACCGCCGACGGTCGAAGCCTATGTCGCCGGGGGCGCGGTCAAGGTTCGGGGGCGCCGGGTCAATCTGGGGCTGATGGCCTTCAACCGGGATTGGTCGCCTGTAACTCCGATCATTCCGGTCGCGCAATATACGGCCTCGCATCTCTCGATTTCGAGCGCGCCGGGCGATGGGCCGGCGGCGCCGAACACGGTGACCCTGACGCTGGTTTGCAAAAACGGCGACACCTCCCGGTCGCGCGGACAGCCGCTGCACTGGGTGCCGAACCAGTGGAAGGCGCTGCACGAGGGGTCGACCTTCACTAACCTGACGCCCCGATATCAGCGGGGCGCGACCGTGACCTGGCCGACATTCTGATGATGCTGCGCGATTACCTCGAATCCTGCTGCCGGCGGCGGTGGGAATGGGGCAGCCATGACTGCACGCTGTTCGCCGCCGACTGGGTGCTGGCGGTGACCGGTACCGATCCGGCCGCGGGCTGGCGCGGGCGATACGGCAGCGCGGACGAGTGTCGGGCGCGCCTCCTCAACGCGGGAGGGCTCGAAGCCGTCGTGGCGCGGGCGATGACGGCGGCGCGCTTCAGCGAGACGGATGCCCCGGTGACGGGCGATGTCGGCCTCGTGCGGGCGCCGACCGCCCTGGACGGCATGGGCGTGGTCTCGGCGATCCGCCAGGGCGACCTGTGGGTGGTGCGCGGCATCCGCCGGCTGCTCGCCGCGCCGTTCCCGACGGCCCGGGCATGGAGGGTTGCCGCATGATCCTGCTGATCGTCACGCTCGCCGGCCTGCTGGTGCCGCGCGTGGCCCTGGCCGATCCGGTGACGGCGGCCATTGCCACCTTCCTCGCGACCTATATCGGCGCGGAGGCGGCGGCGATTGTCGCGGCTGTGATCGTGCAGGTCGCGGTCGCCGCTATCTCCATCGGCATCATGTCGCTGCTGACGCCGCGCCCGAAGCTGCCCGATCCGGCGGACGGCACGGTGCCGGTGCAGGAGCCGGTGCCGGCGGTCCTCTATGCCGTCGGAACCTGTCGCGTCGCCGGCAAGACGATGGTGAAGGAGGCCAGCCTGGGAACGCTCTGGCGCGTCTCGGCCCTGAAGCAGGGGCCTTGTGTCGAAATGCAGCGCTACTGGATCGGCGATGACGAGGTTTCGCTGGCGCCCTGGATCATCGACCCGCGGCGCCGCGTAACGCTCGATACCTATTCCGATCATCGGTTCTGGGACATGGGCTTCGGCAACGAGAATTCGCGCCCGCGCGTCCATGTCTGGACCCATGACGGCGGGCCGATGCCGGCCTCGACCGCCGCCGAAGACAATCCGGCGACCTGGATGATCGAGGCGGCGCCCGCCGTGATGACGTCGGGCTTTCGCGCCGACGGGGTCTGCGCCATCGGCTGGGCTTGCCTGCCGGTCGGGGCGGAACGGTTTCAGGCGGTCTATGTCGGCGGCGATCCCGTCATGTCGGTGTCGGGGCGCTGGCAGGCGATATGGGACCCGCGTGACGAAGGGCAGAACCCCGAGGATGAGGCGACGTGGGGGTATTCCGCTAATCCGGTGCTGGTCCGCATCTGGTACGAGTGCTGGTGCCCCCATGGCCCGCAGCGGCCCTATGCCGAGGTGGTCTTGCCCCGCCTCGATCTGTGGATGGCACAGGCCGATGCCTGCGACGACCTCGTCCCGCAACGGGCGGGCGGCACGGCGCCCCGCTATGCGTGTCATTTCTGGTGGGACGCGGAGACGGACAGGGCCAGCGTGCGCGCTTCTATCATGGCGAGTTGCGATGGCTGGGATTGCGAGTTCGGCGACGGCAGCATGATCATGATAGTCGGCAAGTATATCGAGCCGACCGTCGTCCTGACCGATGACGATATCTGCGGCTATTCCATCGACGACGACGAGAACGACAGCGATTACATCAATCATCTGGCGATCCAGTATACATCGCCCGATCAGGGCTTCGGCGCGGTCTCGGCGGAGCCGTGGCGCGACGATGCCTCCATCGTCGAATATGGCTACAGGTCGCAGTCCATCGACCTGTGGCAGGTGCATAATCTGTCGCAGGCGCGCCGGCTGGGCAAGCGCATGGTCGACCGCTCGACGGCGTCGCTGCGCGGCACCCTGATATGCCGGCTTTCGGCCCTGCGGACCATCGGCCATCGCTGGGTCAGGGTACGGTCGGAACGGGTGCCGCGCCTGTCCGATGTCGTCGTCGAGATTGGCGGGCAGACGACGTCGCTGGCGCAGTTGACGCGGACCCTGAATGTCCGGTCGGTCAACCCGAATGCCATCGACGCCTGGGACGCGACGGACGAGGGCGAGCCACCGCCCGTCGCGGAACGCGTGACGGGAGATGGTGCGCCGCAGGTAACCGGCCTCGTCGCTGCGCCCGTAGCCATCGGCCTCGCGAATGGCGTGACCGGGATCGGCGTTGACCTGGAATGGGACGATTTCGACGAATCGGAGACCTGCAGCTTCGAGGAGCGGCATCGCGTCGGATCGGAGCCCTGGGCGTCGTCCAGCCTCGCCGCGGTCACCATCGGATCGGGACTGATCCGGGCGCGGGTTCAGCCGGCGCCCGCCGACGTCACGATCGAATATCAGGTGAGGGTAAGGGCCGGACTGTGGTCGGCCTCAGCCTATGCCGATACATCGACCGACGGCATCGCCCCGGAGCTGCCAAGCGGTCTTTCGGCAACGTCGGCCCTTGGCGACGCGGTGGTGACGTGGCGCAACCCCCGCTCGACGAATTTCGCCGCCGCGACGGTCTGGCGGGCGGCGGCCGGGGATGGCTTCGGCGCGGCGGTACCGGTTGCCAGCGATATAGCCGGCGGCCTTGGCCAGATCATGAGCGTGACCGATCCCGACCTGCCGATCGGGGCTTACGACTATTGGGTGACCGCGGAAAACACGGTCGGTACATCGTCCGCCCCGGCCGGGCCGGTGACGCTGGCGATTGCAACGGATTACATCGCGACAGAGGGGGGTGACCTCATGGTGGATGGACTCGGTAATTATCTGGTGGTGGTCTGATGGCGACCAAGACCTTCAGCGACCTGACCGTCGGCGCGCCAACGCCCGTCGGAGATGAAGTCTTCCCGATTTGGCAGGACGGCGCCTCAAAAAAGCTGACGAGGGCCCAGCTGCTCGACCTGCTCGACCTCGTCATCGGGAGCGACATACAGGGATTCGACGCGGACCTTAGCGCCATCGCCGCGCTTGGCGATGGCCTGCCGAGGCGTGCCGCAGCGGCATGGTCGGCACTGCCCTATGAGGAGGGGACGTGGACGCCGTCGCCAACCTTCACGACGGCGGGTGATCTGGCCATCACATCAAATACTCTGGCCGGCAAGTATCAACGGCTCGGCAACAGGGTCAAGGCCACGCTGGACGGCAATTTCACGCCGACGTGGACGACGGCAAGTGGGAGTTTTGTGATCAATGGCCTGCCATTCGTCACCGGGTCAGTGATCGGCGGCGGTCACATCCAGTCGATCAACGCCCGCTTCGTCGGTTACACCGGCACCCCCGTCGCACGGGTCTCTCCATCCAACTCATTCATCTTGCTGCAAACCAATATCGCGGGTGCCTCGACCGCGACCATGACTGTGGCGAACCTATCGTCCGGTTTCGCCCATACGATCAACCTTGCAGTGGAGTACTGGATTTGACCGTACAGATTGACATGATCGACCGCCACCCCATCGGTCCCATCCAGATCCGCGAGATCGACGAGGCCGGCGACTATCACCGCCGCGTGATCCTGCCCGGGGCCGATATCTCGGCCGAGCCTGCCGAAGTGCAGGCGGCTTGCGCCGATCACTGGACGGCGGAGCGCGTTGCGGTGTGGAAGAGCGCCCAGAGTCTCGCGTCTTAACCGAACGAACGGAAATATCATGACGAATTTCACGGATCTTTACGCCGATGCCTGGCGCGACTATGAAACCGATGGGGTTCCGGCATCCGGTGCATACAAGCCCCGGAAGGTCACGATTCGTGCGCTTGGCCAAGCTCTCGATATGGCCTTGGAGGATATCCGGCAGATTCTCGCCCTCGGGGGCGTGACCGTTTACAAGACGACGCGAGTTTCGCTCTATGCGGATCTTGCCTATGCCGCGGGCACGATCGCGGCGGTCACGCAGGATGGGACCTCGAGTTATAACGGCATCTATGTCAAGGCTGGTGCCAGCGGGTCGGGATCGTGGTCGCAAATCTTTCAGTTTCTCGATTCGGCCGCTGTTCTGGCCAGCCTGACCGCCTATGTCGACGGCGAGATCGACGGCATCTCCGCGCGCGTCGATGCCGTCGAAGGCGATGTCGCGGACCTCATGGCGAATACCGTAGATGGTTATACCGCGCGCCGTGCCGCCGATGCATTGAGTGTATTCGGCGGCGACTTCCGGAACCATACTGCCGATGCCATCGCCAATGCCGCAATCGACACAACGGGCGCGCAGGTCGCTGCGGGCGGTCGATATGCTACCGATTACATCGAGCTTACCTCGACAATGGCCATCACCCGGATGGGTGCCAGTGTCATTGCGGGTTCCCGCGTGCCGATTGCCTTTTACGATGCATCGAAGGCGTTCCTCGGTCACCTCTGGGCGCCGACCGATGTAACCGTATATGATATTGCCGATGCCCCGGCGGGGACGAAATATGCCCGGCTGACGGCTGAAACCGGCGCCGTCCAATATTACGTCTACGATCAGAAATCCGTCGACCTGGTCAGCGATCTGATGTTTACGATTTACGGCACGCCGACGGACAGCGCAGGCGGGCTGTCCAGCCAGTATGTTATCAAATCGACCGGAGCGATCGGTAATTCGGCGTCGTACCTCATGACCGATGCGCTCCCGGTGAGTGCGGACAGCTATGTTTCCTGCGGCGGCGGCCTGATCTCGAATGTCGACAGCCTGCGTTGTCAGATTGCCTTCTATGGCGCTGCGGAAGCCTATCTGGGCAGCCATAATCCGGTGGCGCGAAATCAGACCATCCGGGTTGGCGATCTTTTTCCGACGGCGGAAACCATAAGGATTACTTTCCATGCCGACGATGTCGGCCCGGTCCGCATTGTCAACTCCGGCGCCGGCCTGGCCTTTGCAATGGACATGCTGGCGAATGGCGCGATCGTCAACTACCTTGCCCCATCCCTGGTCTCGGCGGAGCGCCTCAATCTTGTCGGCGGCACGGTGCAGGCCGGTCACCCCTATTTTCGCACAACCGATTACATCCCCGTCACCGAGGGACAGGTCTTTTACGTTTCGGCACAAAACGTCACCGGTCTTGGGGCGGTTGTCGCTGGCTATGACAGCTCCAAGGTCTTTGTTGCCAATCTTTTGATCGGCCCGACGAACAGCGATTTTGTATCTCGACGAGTTACCATCCCTTCTGGTGTGGCGTATATTCGGGCAACCGCGCGCAATGATATGGTGCCATATGCCTTGCTCAGCGTCCGGCCGGCTCAGGTCCTGCAGGAATCGGGAGCTCCAGATATTGTCTATCTCGCGCCCAAGGTAGCCTTTGGCCGGATCGGCGAGCCCCTGTACATGCACGCGCGGGGGATCATCGGTGATCGTGCGGTGCCGCTCGCATGGGCGCCGAGTTCGGGGTCTTTCGACGTTTTCCGCGGTGTCGAGACATTGCAGATTCGCAAGGACAGCGATGCTCCATCGGCCGTCGCGGTGCGGGCAACGGTCGGCAGCGTGCAGGTCGATATCGGCGAAATCTTGCTGGAGATTGTTGACACCGGCTCCGTCACTTCGCCGGCCGCGCCTCTCAATATCGTGGCGATCGGTGACAGCACGATGTCTCAGCTGTCTTCGGGCGATCCGGAGGCGATCGACGGGGATGGCACCATGATCAATGAGGTCTCCCGCCAGTTGACAGGGATCGGCGTCCCCGCACTCTCGACCGGTCCGAGCGAGTGGGGGCCTGTTGTTGCCGGAGACATAAGGCCCGCCCTTGGTCTGGGCAATATCCATTTTCGCGGGACACGCGGAACAGCAACCGTCAAGCATGAGGGGCGTGGTGGATGGAAACCCCTCAGCTATCTTGAGCGTACCGATGCGGTCGGCGGCGATGGTAAATCCAATGCTTTCTGGGATCCCGCGCTGACGCCATGGGGCCCGGAGGGAACGGCGTGGAAGTTCTCGATGAAATATTTCATCGAGAACAACGGATGGGATGTCGGTACTGTCATTTCTGGTGTGGAATCTGACGGGGGAAATCTGCTCGTGATGATTGCCCTCGGTTGGAACGATTGGGCGGCGGGCGTCGATCCGACGGCATCAGCCGGCTATGTCGCTGCCATGATGGACCGAATTCATGTCGAATACCCGGCGGCAACGGTCTGGGTGGTCGGTCTGTGGGCGCCCCCGGAGGGCATCTTCAAAGGCAATACTTCATCTGTCGTGCAGCGGTGGTACTGCGCGGCTGATGTTTTTCGCACTGCCGTGCGGGATTACGGTCTGGCTTATCGCAAGGTGTGCGATGACAGGGATTACGCTGAGTTCATCCAGGTGTCGCACCAGATGGACCCGGATTATTGCTTCAGCCGTGCAAGCATGGCGCCAAATCGGGTCACAACCGACGCATCTCTGGCGATCGAGGGGGCGGGCGACATCGTGCATATGCGTCGGCGCGGTTATGCGATGTGGGCGGACGCCATCACTGACGCGATCCTGTGGCGGTTCTGCAGGCCGTGATCCCGCCCGTAATTTCTTGTGACCAGCCCGCCGCGCGCGGGCTTTTTTATGTCCCGGAGGCCCGCATGGCAACGCCTGATCCCCAGCCGCTCATGGATGTAATCCAGGGCGCGCTCGGTCCCGTCATCTCTGCCGTCATTGGCCGCATCGGCAAGTTGGCCGAAAGGGCGGCGCGAGGCGGCGAGTTCAGCTTGTCCCGCTGGCTGCTCGAGCTGCCGTCGGCCGTCGGCGGCGGCATCATGGCCAGCGGACTCGCCGATTGGCTGGGTGCCAGCCAGACGGTTGCGTGCGCCATCGCCGCGACGGCGGGCTGGATCGGCCCCCGTGTGATCGTGGAGGTCATCCTCGCCCGCCTCAAGGCCGGCAAGGGGGCGGCATCGTGACCGCCTGCCTTGCCCATATCGAGGGCGAAACGGCGACGCTGACCGGTGTGGATCGGGAGGGCATGCCGTTCCTGGTCGAAATCCCGTTCTTCGGCGTCCTCGCCCTCAATCAGCAATGCGCCGTCGCGCTCATGGGTCTTGAGCGCGCCCGGCAAGGGCGGGATGTGACAACAGACGATCCATGGCCCGATCTGGTCGGGCGGGAAGGGGAGTAGCCATGCTGATCGACAATTGGCGGCGCACCTGGTGGCGCCTGTGGTCGGTTCGTCTTGCCGCCGCCGGCACGGCGCTGACGAGCCTGCTGACGCTGTGGCCCGATTCCGCGCTTTACCTCTGGCAGATGATGCCGGACGAGGTTCGGGGTCTGGTGCCGGAGCGGGCCATGACGATGCTGGGCGTCGTGATCTTCGCCGCCTCGATCGTTGCGCGGTTGGTGAAACAGAAGGCATTACATGATGACCCGGAAGAATAAGGCCCTGGCCGGGGTGACCGGTGCCGCCGCCGCCGCGATCCTGTTCGCCATCGTGCCCCAATTCGAGGGCACGATCCTGCGCGGCTATCTCGATCCGGTCGGCATCCCGACGAAATGCATGGGTGACACGACCGACGTCGAGGTCGGCCGACATTACACCGAGGCGGAGTGCCGGGCCTCGCTCGAGGACGAGCTGATCGCCCATGCCGAGCCGGTGCTGGCCTGTGTGCCGCAGCTCGCCGGCCGGACCTATCAGCTCGCCGCTTCCGTCAGCTTTGCCTACAACATAGGGTCCGGCGCCTTCTGCGGCTCGACGGCGGCCCGGCGCTTCCGGGCCGGCGACTGGTGGGGCGGTTGCAAGGCCTTCAATGAGAGCGATTCCGGCCGGCCGCAGTGGGTGACGGCGCGCGGGCGGGTGCTGCCGGGCCTCGTCAAGCGCCGCGCTGCCGAGCGCGCGCTTTGCGAGACGGGGCTTGCGCCATGATCTCGCTGACCGGACTGCTCGCCAATGGTCGCCTGATCGGACTCGGCTTGATCCTGCTCGTCCTAGCGGCGGGCGCGCTCTATATCCGCGCCCTGCGTGCCGATCTCGCCCTGGCCGATCTGCAGGCCGCCGATGCCCGCCGCCTCCAGATCGAGACCGCCGCCGCTCTATCCCGGCTTCGCGCCGATCAGACGGCTTCCCAAGTCGCCCTCGCGGCCGTCGAGGCCGCCCGCCAGAAAGCCGAAACCAATGCCGATGCCCTCCGCCGCCGGATCGCGGCTGCCCCTCGCTCTCGCGCTTGCGTCGACAGCCCTGCTGTCCGCGGGCTGCTCAACGACCTCCGCGCCGGCGCCGCAGGTGATCGTCCCTGAGATCCCGGCGAGCCTGCTGACCTGCTCGCCAGAACCCGCGCCGCCGGCGGCGGATGCCGATGATGCTGGGCTTGCCCTCTGGATCGTCGAGTTGCGGCGGGCCGGGCAGGACTGCCGGAGCCGACTTTCGGGGGTCAGGGTGTGGGCGGACCAAATGAGACAGCCCGGCGGTTAGGCCGGGCTGTCCGAGGATGATTGGTCCTCACAGCGCATTTCGACATCACGTCCCGCGAGGGACGGCAGCGTGTCGACAGCAAAAAATCCTCAGTTTCAACTCACGCGCCATAGCTGGCGGACGGACGATCCTCTTACGGCCTCCGCTACCCGTCAAGCTCGATGATGCCACCCCGCAGCGCAAGCCAGCGCAGGGCCAGAGCGACGGTCGGCGGCGCGCCCTCTGCCTCATAGCGGCGGATATTCCGGCCGGCGTTCTTGCGGCGGCGGACCGGGTCGGGATTATCGGGCGAAAACCCGAGTGCAACTCCCAGCTCTTCGCCGGACATACCGAGGCGGCGGCGGACCTCGGCAAAGACAATCGGGTCCTCATAGGCAAGTCCCCTGGTCGCGCAGTCGGCGGCCACGGCACGCGCCGCCACGGGGTCAAGTGCGATGGCGCTCGACAGGCTCGGGCGGTCGCCTTTGTGGCGGCCCCAGACGATCAGCCCCGGCCCCTCGCCCTCGATGGTCTCGGGGGTGGACCAGTCCGGTCCGACCATGCGCCTCGCCGGCCTTGCGCAGCCGGCATCTTGCGCTGACATCAGGCCTATGCCGGCGCCAAGCTCAGCGCTGACAACATAGAGGATATGGCGCCCGGCCTTGTCGGTGCAGGCGTGGATGGTGGCAACGCCGTCGACGGGACGTCTGGGAATCGTCGGCATCAGATAGCCTCCACCGCGCGGCGGATCGCATTTGCATCGTCCTTGATCGCGTAGACGATCCCGCCCGGGATCAGGTCGATATTGCCGCCGCCAAACACGCGGGCTTCGATATTGCCCTCGCGATCGACATATCGCTTGTCGAGGTAGACGCGGACCTTGCTGCCCTTGGCCCAGACCTTTGCGTCGTAAACCCAGCAGCCGCGACCGACATCTTCGGTGCGATATCCGGTCAGGGCTTTCGCGATCTGTTCGGCGCGGGCGATACGGGGGTCGGTCATGATCTTGTCTCCGGTTTCGGCGGGCTCCATGCCCTGCCGACAAGAGCTATATTAGGATATTTCGTCCTATCATCAAGGGAAGAATAGGACATTAAGACCTATAAATCGCCTTGACGGCGCGTTAGCGGTCAGCTAAAAGGTGATCATTAAGGGCGAGCGATGGGCTGGCCCTCCAGAGCTGGAGGCTCTCATGACCAAGATCACCTGCACCTATGCCTATCCCGCCGATGGCCGTGGCTATCCGGAGAGCGGCTTGACCGCGCTCGAGGTCGCGCAGGCGCGGCTGTCTCACGACGGTCATCGCTATGACCTGCGTCGCGAGGAGGGGGGCTGGCAGCTCTACGTCAGCCAGGGCAGTGTCAACAGCGCGGCCGGAAAGATGGTCGCGGCATGGGACGGTGCGTCACCTTACGGCAAGCTGCTTTTCAGCCGCGCGGCGACAGAATCGGATGCCTGGGACGATCTCGCGCCGCGCATCGTGACTGCGAGCTGGTCGGATGTCCCCGAGGCGATGACAGATGCCGACTATCAGGCCATGATGGCGGAGGGCTGACGATGATGAACGCCTTGCAGAAAGCGGTCGACGTCATCCGGGCGCAGCGCGAAGCGCATCCCGGGCTCGATGAAATCGCGCTGACGCGCTACCCGGATGCCAACACTTTCTATCGCTTGCGGCCGGGCGAGGATTATCTCGCCCATCTGGCCCAGCGGCAGGCCCTGGTCGAATGGTGCGAGGCCGAGGGCTTGCGGGTGATCAATGTCCTCGTGGACGAGGCCGCCACCACGGCGGAAGGTCGCGCGGAAAGCGCTCTCGATCGTCGGGAGCGCATGGTGATCAAGGGTGATGCCTACCGACTGGGGGTCAAGCTGAAGGGCGGATCGCAGGAGCGTCCGGGTGCTGCGCTCGGATGGTCCACGGTGAAGCTGGGCGGCAAGCCGCGCAAGGTCGATGGGGGCGAAGCCTGATGGCGCGGCCGCAACCCACTCCGGACCAACTCGAGGCGTCAGCCGCCGAATTCGATCGCCTTGGCCGGCTGTGGGGCGGCGAGCACTTTGCGTCGTCGCTGGCCCGGGCTCTCGCCGGCGAAGGGCTGCTGACGGACAATATCGACAATGCGGCGACGACGATCCGCCGGTGGCGGTCGGCCAAGCGGATCGTTCCCGACGATGTCGTGGCCTGGCTGACGGCTGCGGTCCAGAGCCGCCCGCGCTGGCTATCGGGGTCCACGGATCTGGGGCAGGCGGCGGTCGTGCACCTTTTACCGCCGCGATTTATCGCCGTCGCCTCCGATCCGTCCCGGCCTCGGTTTGACTGGATTGACCCCCGGCCGAGTCCAAACCCGGCCGGCAAATTGCAGGCTGAAGCGGTCGAGCGGTTACGAATACAGCTTGGACTTGCCTCCGCCGCCGCACAATGACAGGATGATGCCGCGCGAAGGTCTCCCAGTCACCGACCGCGCCAAGGGGATCGGCCCGGCCGGTCCCCTTTATTATTTTTGGCGCATGGGCATGGCGAGCTTTCTGTTTTTCCATGAGCTGCTAAGTCATTGATATTCAATGGCACGAAAATTCGATGTTTTTCCAATATATCATTGATTTCTATTGAAAATATTCAGCTTCCCAAGCTGAGTGTCGTGGGTTCGATTCCCATCGCCCGCTCCATCGCCCCGGCCTTCGACCATTCCCAGCACAGACTTTCGACCGTCCCGGTTCGGTGGGCCGCGCCACGATTCGCGCCCGCCAGAGGCGCGCCCGTTCATCCGTTGCGCCGGTCGCCCGAGTGAGGGGCATGCCATACACATGCTCGCTTCAGTGTGAAATGCTGAAAAGTAATAGTCCAGCACTCTGATACCCAAAATGAGTACCTTGATCTATAGATCATGTGCCTGACGGAAATGAATCCATATTGGGCCATAAATTCAGCAATAAGAACGAGGTGAAATAGAAATAGTTCTGGTTACCCTGGCGCGATACCGCGACACTCCACCGGATTTCTGGAGGTTGTCTTGACGGGCTGGCGAATGCGGCCGCCGTCTTGCGACCGATCCGGGCAGCACGGGGAGCAGGACCATGGCGACCATCATCGGGACCAACGGCAATGACGACGGGATCGACAATCCGACGCTGGACGGCGGGATCGAGAACGATCTGATCCAGGGCCTTGCCGGCAACGACACGCTGAACGGCAGCGATGGTAACGACACGCTGGAAGGCGGCGCCGATAACGACGTGCTGAACGGCGGCCTCGGCAACGACCTGCTGGATGGCGGCACCGGCGATGACACGCTGAACGGCGAATTCAGTAACGACACGCTCATCGGCGGCGCCGGCAACGACACGCTGAACGGCGGCGGTGGCTCGGATGTCCTTTGGGGCGGCGCGGGAAGCGATTTTCTTAACGGCGGCGCCGGCACCGATACTGTTTCCTATATCGATTCAGGGGCCGCCGTCACCGTCACCATCGGCGGTGCTTCCGCGACGGCCAGTGGCGGCGATGCGGATGGCGACGATTTGTCCTCGATCGAGTCCGCCATTGGCTCGGCCTATTCCGATGTCCTGACCTCCCTTAACAGCTCCTCTGTCCTCGAAGGGGCGGGCGGTGCCGATACGATCTCGGGCAACGGCGTGGCGAAGGCGTCCTACAGCCTGTCCGATGCCGGGGTCACGGTCGCGCTCGACATCGATGGCGATGGCACGGGCATCGGCGGCCACGCGCAGGACGACACGCTGACCGGCATCATCGGTCTGATGGGCTCCGCCCATGGCGACACGCTTTCGATCGTCAGCACGGCGAGCCGGACCCTCGCGGGCGGCGGCGGCGACGACACCCTGACGCTGGGCAGTGGCGACGACACGCTGGATGGTGGCACCGGCGACGACACGATGACCGGCGGCGCCGGCAACGACACCTATTACGTCGACAGCGCGAGCGACGTGATCGTGGAGTTGGCGGGCGGCGGCACGGATATGGTCCTGACCTCGTCCAGTTACGCGCTGTCGGACAATATCGAGAATATCTCGACCAGCAATTCCTTCAGCACCGTCGCCCTGGCCCTGACCGGCAACGCGCTCGACAACATCCTGACCGGCGGCAACGGCAACGACACGCTGGAAGGCCGAGGCGGCGCCGATCAACTGATCGGCGGCGCCGGCTTTGACATCGCTTCCTACAGCCTCTCGTCGGCGGCGGTGACCATCGACCTGACGGCAGGCACCATCAGCGGCGGCGACGCGGATGGCGACACATTCTCCAGTATCGAAGGTGTGATCGGTAGCGCCTATAACGACGTGCTGACCGGCAATGGCCAGGGCAACACGCTCGACGGCGGCGACGGCGACGACCTGCTGCAAGGCGGCGGTGCGGGCGACACACTGATCGGCGGCAACGGTATCGATACCGCCAGCTATGCCTCTTCCATTTTCAATGTGGTCGTCAATCTCGCGACTGGCCTCGGTCAGGCCAATGATGCCCATGGCGATACGCTGTCCGGCATCGAGAATCTGATCGGCGGCGCCAGCAACGATGCGCTGACCGGTGACGACGGTGCCAATGTGCTGACTGGCAACGGCGGTAACGACACGCTGACCGGCGGCCTCGGCGACGACACCCTGATCGGCGGCGCCGGCGCCGATGCGCTGACCGGCGGCGACGGTTTCGATACCGCCGATTACACCGCTTCCGCCGCCGGCGTGACGGTCAATCTCGGCGGCGGCGCCGGGGTGGGCGGCGATGCGCAGGGCGATACGTTCACCGCGATGGAAGCCGTGATCGGTTCGGCCCTGGGCGATATTCTGACCGGCAGCGCCGCCGCCAACACCCTGACCGGTGGCGACGGCGACGACACGCTGGCCGGCCTTGGCGGCGCGGACACGCTGTCCGGCGGCAATGGCACGGATACGGTTTCCTATGCTGCTTCGGCCTCGCGCGTGGTGGTCGATCTCGATGCCGGGAAGGCCTATGGCGGCGACGCCGTGGGCGATGTTCTCCTGTCCATCGAGAATCTGACGGGTTCGTCCTTCAACGATATTCTCACCGGCACCGCGGGCGCCAATACCCTCGATGGCGGCGATGGCAACGACCAACTCGTCGGCGGTGCCGGCGGCGATATTCTGAGCGGTGGTGCCGGCCTGGATACGGTCAGTTACATGGGCTCCGCCGCGGGCATCACCATCGATCTCGGCCTCGGCACGGCGAGCGGGGGCGATGCGGCCGGCGATATCCTGTCCAGCATCGAGAATGTCAAAGGCTCGGCCCATGCCGACACGCTGACTGGCGATGCCGGCGCCAACCGGCTTTACGGTCTCGATGGCGATGACGTGATGTCTGGCGGCGACAGCCGCGATGTCCTGACGGGCGGCGCGGGGAACGACACGCTGAACGGGGACGACGGCAACGACGCGCTGCGGGGCGAGGCTGGCGACGACATCATCAACGGCGGTGCCGGCAACGATTCCCTGTCCGGCGGTGCCGGCGACGATACGATGACCGGCGGCACCGGCAACGACAGCTATACCGTCGACAGCGCGGGCGATACGATCGTCGAGCTGGCGGGCGAAGGGAATGACCGCGTTACCTCGACGGCGGCCAGCTACACCCTCTCGGCCGATATCGAGATCCTGGTCCTCAGCGGGGCGGCGCTCAGCGGCACCGGCAACGAGCAGGACAACACGATCCGCGGCAATGCTCTCGACAACCTGCTGATCGGCAATGGTGGCAACGACCGGATCATTGGCGGTGACGGGGCCGACACCATCATCGGCGGGGCTGGCGACGATCAGCTTTATGGCGGCGCGGGCGCGGATGTCTTCGTCTTCGGCCAGCTGGGGGCGGAAGGCGTCGATCGCATCAACGATTGGGAAGACGGCGATATCCTGCAGATCAAGCTGGTCGGCTTCGGGGTCGATGGCGGTGAAACCGTCGATGTCGTCACCGGTACGTCTACCGCCGGGCTGACGGGCAATGTCCTGTTCTATCAGTCGACGACGGGCAAGCTCTATTTCCACGATGGCGAAAGCGATGCCCTGACCCAGTTCGCGCTGCTGGCGACCAAACCGGCCAGTCTGGATATCCTGGATTTCGCGCTGGTCTGA